GCAGCCGTATAACGCATACCAGCAGTACGGCTACCAGCAGCAAGCCCAGCAGCAGACAATGACGCCTCCGACGATCCACGCGGAGATCATTCAGTTCGGGAGCGAAGAGGAAATAGACAGGTTCCCGATGCAGGCCGGGGCGTCGCAGATGTTCATGTCGAAGGACGAACAGCACATCGTAATCAAGACGATGTACGCAAACGGGCAGTACAACAAGGACTACTACGACAAGAGACCTCCTGCGCCGGAGGTTGAGACAGCACAATTCGTCACGAGAGAAGAGGCAATCAAGCTGATTGAGGAAGCATTGAGCGCCAGGAAGCCCGTGGAAAGTGAGGCGGCGTGATGGGGATTTTCGACAGCCTCGGAAGACAGAACCCGCAGCCGACGGCACAGCAGCAGAGAGCATCGTATGAGGCGATGATGCAGGACGTGGGCCAGATCAGCTCGAATCCGGGAACGTACCTCAAAGCGAAGGGCTACAAGATTCCGGAGGGGATGTCTGATGCGAAGCAGATCACGCAGTATTTGCTCAAAACCGGCCAGGTAGGAACGCCCAGGCTGCAACAGGTGATGCAATTCCTCGGAATAGGGAGATAGTTTCATCTTTGGCATAAACAATCCCAACCGCACTTTCAATGTATTCGTTCCGCTTCCGAGTGCGCATAGGCGGCGGCGTGAATAAATACGAGAATGAAAGGAAAATCACACAATGGCACTTACGGATGAAGGAAGCGGCAACGGCTTCTATATGCCTGTGGCTCCCGCATACGGCGGCGGTTACGGCAACGGCAGCGGCTTCTTCGGCGGCGATTGGGCATGGATCATCCTGCTCCTGCTCATCGGCGGCAACGGCTGGGGCTTCGGCGGCTTCGGCATGGGCGGCATGCTCCCGATGATGATGGGCGGCATGGGCATGGGAGGCTTCGGCCTGGATTACCTGTACCCGTGGCTGAACAACAGCCAGCACATCAGCGACGGCTTCCGCGACCAGCAGCTCCAGACCAGCATCGGCACGCTGCAGAACAGCGTGACCGCCGGATTCGGCGACGTGCAGCTCGGTATTGCGGGTATCAACCAGAACCTTTGCCAGACCGGGAACAACATCGTCGCAGCGGTCAGCGGCGCTCAGAACGCTTTGAGCCAGCAACTCTACAACGGCGAGATCGCAAACCTCAATCGCTCGTTCGCCGAACAGCAGGCGAATCAGCAGGGCTTCAACGGCGTGACCTCCGGAATCGCTGACCTGCGGTATACGGAGGCTACCGAGGCGTGTGCTACCCGCACTGCCTCTTATCAGAACACCAGAGACATCATCGACGCAATCCGCAGCGGAAACCAGTCTGTGCTGGATAAGCTGTGCCAGCTGGAGCTCGACGGCGTGAAGTCTCAGGTTGCCGCCGAACAGCGCGAGAACGCGAACCTCCGCACGGAGCTGATGTACGCTCGCGGGCAGGCCAGCCAGATCGAACAGACCGCCGCGCTGCGCGAAGGCCAGGTCGCCGCTGTTGACAGCCTGTATAACCGGCTGAACTCCTGCCCCGTCCCCAGCACCCCGGTATATGGCCGGGTTCCCATCTTCTCCTGCAACGGGAACAATAACGCTGGCTGCGGCTGCAACGGCAACGGCTATGGCTTCGCCGCCTGAGAAGGGCGGTGAGGCAAATGGCGGCTGAATACAGCGCAAACGCATTACAGCTCGTACCGGCGAACGGCAGCGTCATTTTCTCCGAATCCCCGGTCCCGTGCGGACGCGGCCTGATTTTCCACAGGGATGAATCCGGCCTGTTCCGGCTGGCCTCCCCTTCCACGATGGGCGTGTGCTGCCAGCGGTGCTGCTGCTGCAGCAACTACCCGGAGGCGCTTTACCAGGTGTCGTTCCACGCGAATATCGCGGTACCGGAAGACCCGGCGGGCACAGTGGAGGCGATCAGCCTCGCAATCGCCATCGACGGAGAGATCGACCCGTCCAGCACCATGATCTTCACTCCCGCAGCCGTAGGAGACTTCGGCAATGTAGGGGCGGACATCATCGTGGCGGTGCCGTGTATTTGCCGGTGCGCCTCGGTGTCCGTCAGGAACACAAGTACCCAGGCGATCAACGTCCAGAACGCGAACCTGGTCTTTGATTACGCCGGGATAAAACGATAAGGAAGGAGGACGGCAAGATGCAGGAACTTTATGAACTCAAGGAAATGCTCTGCGAGGAGCTGAAAAAGTACGGCGAGAAGGGCGACCTGACAACCGGGAGCCTGGAAGTCGTGGACAAGCTGGCGCATGCGGTCAAAAACCTGGACAAGATCATCGAGGCTTACGAGGAAGAAGACGGCTATTCTGGCCGCTACTACCCTATGTACGCCTACGAGGGCGGAAATCGTGGTGGCAGCTACGAAGGCAGCTATCGCGGCGGCAGCTACGCCAGAAACCAGAGGCGCAACAGCATGGGCCGGTACTCCCGGAGAGGTTACTCCCGCGCCGGCATGTCCGACAAGCTGCGCGAGCTGATGGAAGACGCTCCCGACGAAAAGACCCGCGAGGAAATCCGGAAGCTGGCCGACAAGATGGAAAGCATGTAACGGAGGCGAGGGCCTATGATAACGGAACAGGCCCTTGCTGAGGCCATAGCGGAATGCCAGGGTGAACGAAACCCGAACAGAGACACGTGCATGATGCTGGCGGCTTTTTACATCATCCAAGACCGGCTTTACCCAAGCGGAGACAGGAACGAACCGGAAACAGCGTACTCTTACGCTCCTCCGCCGGAGAAGCAGGTCGAAGAAGTAACGTATGAAAGCGACAGCGAATTTTCTCAGGCGATCAGAGGGAAAAGCACAAACGAAGTCATGGCTATTGTGGACGAAGCAATGGACGTGATGAAGGTCATGCTCCCACGATTGTACGCTGGCATAATCCGGAAACTCCAAGAATAACGAAAGACCCGCACCCCAATACACCGGGGCGCGGGTTCTTTTTGTGTGTCGCATCTCTCCTGTGGCCTCTGTGAGCGCGTGTGAGCGCGAATTTTCTCGGTAAGGCAACGACACGGCAGAAGAGTAATTCGAGTGCAGGCAAGCTGGGCGCTCCTGACGTGCAACGATTCGTCCAACGGCAGGCGGATTGCCCCAATAAGCGGCATGGCCAAGGAAAATATATTGAAATTTCGTTAAAATTCTTCCATATATCGCTTGACAGACCCTCAAAGGGACAGTATAATTGTCGTGTAAGATGAAGAGGCCGCAGGGCCTTAAAAATAGCCCAAGAATGACGCTAAAAGGGACGGAGGAACACCAAATGACGTACGCGATTTACGAAGGGAACATGGAGCGGCTTGAGAAGAAGATGACCCGCATCCAGAACAAGTGCCGGAAGTACGGCTGCGATTTCACCTACAAAGAGGTCGGGGAAGAGTACCGGACGCTGACAGACGAGAGCGGAAACGAGTACCAGGCGCGATTCGTAATGATCGAGGCGGAGGGTGTCGCGGTAGTGAGCGGATGGAAGTTCATCGCTTCCGTCGAGCACACGGAGAAGGGCAACATCATCAACCGGGCCTGCGACATCGAAGTGCCGGAACGCTACTACACCGGGAAGCCGGTTTGCGAGCACTGCAACAGCCGGAGATACCGCAAGGACACCTACATCGTCATGGACGAAGAAACGGGCGAGTTCAAGCAGGTCGGCAAGAGCTGCCTCCAGGACTTCACGAACGGCATGAGCGCAGAGGCCGTCGCGCAGTACACAGCAGCATTCGAGGAGCTTATCCAGGGTGAGGAGCCCTACGAGGGGTGCCACATCGAGAAGTACATCGACACGGAAGAATGGCTCAGGTATGTGGCGGAGACCATCAGGCACTTTGGGTACGTCAAGTACGATCCCGAAGGCGGAGTACGTAGCACCCGGCAGCGGGCGGACGAATACTACGGCGTAGACCACGGGGCTTATAGAGGGTTCTACGAAAGGGAATATCTTGAGAGCCTGAAAGAGGAGATGCGTGAGGCTGGATTCAACGCTGATTCCGAAGAGGCAAAGGCAGAGACAGCGGCGGCGCTCGCGTGGCTGGCAGAGCAGCCGGAAGAGAACAACTACATGCACAACCTCAAGACCGCCTGCTCCCTTACTCACATTAAGGGCAAGCATTTCGGCATCACGGCGAGCATCTTCCCGGTTTACAACAAAGAGCTGGAACGCGAGGCGGAGCGCCGGAGAGCTGCTGAGGCGGCGAAGACCTCCGAACATGTCGGGAACATCGGCGACCGCATCGAGGTCAAGGTTGCAGAGATCACCTGCGTCACCGGCTGGGAAACGCAGTGGGGTTACACCAAAATCTACAAGATCACGGACGAAGCCGGAAACATCTTCACGTGGAAGACCGGCGGCTGGGTCGAAGACGATGTGAAGATCATCAAGGGTACGGTCAAGGCTCACAACGAATTCAGAGGAACGAAGCAGACGGAGCTCACGCGGTGCAAATGCACCGCATGAGCTCCGGAACGGAGGAGACGACATGAAACACGCAATCTACATCAACGGGAACCGGAACGGGTACATCCCGGCACAGACCGGCAGGACGCTCACGGCGGGCGAGCTTATCGCCATACTCGAACAGTTCGACGAAGACAGGCCCATCTACCTGCGGAACGACAACGGCTACACCTACGGCAGCATCACGGAGATGGACATCTCCGCATCGGAAGACATCGACGAAGAGGAGGAAGAGGAATGAAGCTGGACGGAACGCTGGCGAAGGAAATCAATGCGCTCAACGGGAACGGTTCACGGGAATCCAGATTTGAGACGCTGCGTCTCATTCAGGCGGCGCAGAAAGACCTCTCGAAGCCGGACATCCGGGACAGGTTCACGGAATGCCTGAGAGAGCACGGGAGGGCCGTGGTAGCGATTTGCGTCGCTGCGACACTCTACACCCGGAAGGAGCGAATCGACTGCTGGGGTCTGCTGTGGGCGCTGACAGTGCTTGACCTTTGGAAGAACAGAGGGCCGCAGTTCATAGACAGGGCGAACATCACCGACGGTCTCCACCCGACAAGGATATGCGAGTACGCCGGAGAGTTCATCCGGCTCACGACGGAGGAAGGATAACGTGGAAATACACATGAGGCAATTCGATGGCATCACGTTCGGTATGGATGTCGAGGCGTCGAATCCGGCCTTCCGCAGAATGAAGAACAACGCATACACGGGAAAGGTAAAGCCCAGGGGATGGATAAACGAAAAAACCGCCAGATGCGTGAAGGCGGCGGATGTCGCAGCTATGATGGGAGAAGCCGGGTGGCTCGTCAGGGAGCGGTACATGGAGACGATAAGCTGTGGAGAAGACGGGCAGACGCATTACATCATATATGAGGAGGAAACATGAGCTTATTGATATCAGGACTTAATCTTCCGAATGATAAACCTGTGACGCTGTTTATCACGTCAAATAGACACGTTTATCTGGAAGGCGTGTTGCTTTCCGGGAAAGCCGTCCCCATCCCGGTGCATGGGAGATTGATAGACGCGGACGCATTAGAAGCTAAAGGATATTGCCTTTCGAAACTCCACATAGATTACGATGCTCCAAGAGGGTCGAAGGTGTGGCGTGAATGTGTCCCGTTTGACGAAGCACCGACCATCATCCCGGCAGAGGAGGAAGCACAGTGAATTACCGTTATTACAGCAAGCTCAGGCCCGTGGGAATCGGCACGTACCCAAAGACCGGAGTACAGAGCTTGCACAACTACGATGACAGGCAGTATGTGAAGGACGCGGGGTGCAAGGTTTGGGGGTACATCGACTACGACCGGGAGCTCACGCAGCAGGAGGTATTCGCATACGACCTGGTGGCCGGAGGCAAGGAAGCGGACGCGGAGATGTTGAGCAAGCTCGTGGGAATCGAGGCGGAACTCTTCTACGAGAAGGAAAAGAGGCCGGAGATGGAAGACACATACGAGTACATCCACGCGGCTTGTGAGGCGATGGCGAAGGCAGCGGGCATAGAGGAGCTGTGCAGCGCGGAGGAGAACGCGCAGAGGAGGGCGTGAAAGATGGAGCGGATCAAGTACAAGTATTACAAGGGCGGAGAGGCAGCACGGAAAACGGTCGAATTTGAAGTACCGGACGAACTCTACGGGACGACCACATGCGTCGTCGACATTCCGACGCTTATTGACGGATATATCACCTCGTACCCCTGCGGCAGCGGAGCGGATCAAAGGCTCACGATGGGAGAGCGCTTTGAAATTCTCGAAACCGTAAAGCGCGAGCGCAGCAGGTACACGGAGGCGCAGATCAAGACGCTGGACGGCTGGAGGCAGAGCGGCGTTGGCAGCTTTGACGACTACTGCAGGCCGGGAGACCTGGTAGACGAAGAGATTGTGGAGTATTTTGTGAACAGCGTTCCGCCTCACATGATGCGCGGAGACTGCACCCAGGCCGGTGAGTCGTACAGCATCGAGAAAGACCCGGAAACCGGAAAATACCGGAACACGTGGACGACCTTCCACAGGGAGGCCGGAGGCCTGTGGAGATTCGACGGCGCTTGCTTCACCGGCGAGAACGTCCACAGGGCAGGGGAGATGTCGAAGCTGGAAAGAGCCATCAGAGAACTATGTGGGAAAAATACAGAATAAAATATCCGGGGAGAAAAAGCCGGATGAAACGCTTTTCCGGGGAGAAAATGTTCCGTTTTCGGCTTTTCCGTGGAGAAAATACCCGAAAATAACATGACGCAGAAGACGGTAAAGACCACCGATTTCCGGGGAGAAAAACCACGTTAAGCGGGATTTCCGGGGAGAAAATCATCGAAAAAAGGTATTTCCGGGGAGAAAATACGCTTTAAGTGACATTTCCGGGGAGAAAGTACGCATAGTAAAGTAAAGTATAGTAAAGGAGAGTATATAAGAGTAATTATATAGGGAAATGCGCCGTTCCATTTATAGCATCGTGGTACGGATTCGTTAGACCCAGCAGGCTATAAACAAAAGCCCGCCTCCGAAGAGGCGAGCCGGGTTCAGGAACCGGAGGCGGGCAGCTTTGGGTAGAGCACGATTTCGAAGGAATCAGGGGCAGCACCTTGACGACGACCGGCCACTTTGGTATAGACGACCTTTTCAAGCACTTCGCGCAGCATCTCATTTTTTGACCGGGCATCCGGCAGCTCCCAATAGACATCGAGCAGCCGTTCAACGGAAGGGATGATTTCACGGCGACCACATTCACGGGCTTCATCAAGGGCGATCTCGTTTTCCAGAGAGCGGATGCTATCTTGGGCCTGCTGGATGCGGGAGGAAAGAACGCGGGAACGCTCAAGGAATTTGTCGGTGGAGTACACGCCTTGTTCCAAATAGTCGTGAGCGCTATCGAGCTGCTTCTCCAGCTTCGAGAGATTAGAGCGAAGGGAGTTGAGGGCGGAACGCTTGTATTCGACCTGAGAGGCCCCACGGGGCGCAGAATCCTCCCAATCGAGCCGGTAGGCGGAGAGCCAATCAGCGAGACCATCCAGGACACGGCGCTCGACCAGGGAGAAGTCAGAAGAAACATTCGGGCAGGAAGTATAGGGGCAGACAAGAGACGGCTCCCGCCCGCTGGTATATGGACGGCGCTGCATATTACGGCCACACATGCCGCAGACCACGAGACCGGCAAGAGGATTCGTAACTGTGTGGCGCTCGTTGACAGGCCGGGGAGGATTCTCATGCATGATTCGCTGGGCGCGGGCGAATGTTTCCTCTGAGATAATCGGAGGATGCAGGCCGTCGGCCAGGACGATTGTTTCAGCAGTAGAGCGCGGGCGCTCTACGACAATATGACCGTCTACCATTCTTTTCACGGCAGGCCTCCAATTCCAGCGGATTTTTCCGACGTATACGGGATTTATGAGAATATCCCGGACGGAGGAGGGAACCCAATCGCCTGATGTGCGCTTTTTGGCATGAATTTCGTTCAGGCGGCGGACGATCCGGGAGACACCCAGGCGGACACGGGAGCCGTCGGGAAGCAGCTCTCCCTCGGTATAGAGCTGGAAGATCAGGCGGACGATCTCGGCCTCTTCGGGAACGATTTCAAGCGTCCAGCCTTTATCGTGAGGGATTCGGACGCGCCGGTAGCCTAGAGGAGGCTTGTTTGAAACGTATTTCCCTTCCTTGACGGAGGCGACGCGGCCACGCTGCAGACGGCGGTTGATAGTCTTATACTCCCGGCGAGACATGAAAAGGCCGAACTCGAAATACTCCTCGTCAAATTCATTTTCTGGATCGTAGGTCTTAAGGGGCGTTATGATTTTCGTACCGGAGAATTTGAAGGTCTGAGCGACGATACCCTGGTCGATGGTATCACCGCGAGCGAGACGCTCAACCTCCATCACAAGGACACCGGCGCAGGCACCTTGTTCGACGGCGGATAGGAGCTGCTGCATGACGGGACGGGCGGCGATGGTCTCGCCGGAGACGACCTCGCGGAAGATCTGAGTTACGTTCAGCCGCTGGCGGCGGGCAAGCTCAAGGAGAGCTCGCTCATGGCGGGCGAGAGTTTCACCCTCGCCACGGGATTCGGCCTCGGCGTCGGCGCGAGACTTCCGCAGGTAGATATAATACTCGGACATCAATCATCACCAAAGCGCAGGAAGGTTATACCGCCGACGAACCCGGCGTAATGCGCTTGCCTTTTTCCCCGGAAAGGCCCATGTCCGCCTGGAGGAGGCGGTCAAAGATATCAGACGCCTCATTCTTGAGAGCAGACTGCAAGCCCATAATCTCAGAAACGAAGAGAGGATCAACGGAGGATTCATTCTCCACCTTCACCCGGATTTCGGCACGGGAACGCTGCAGCAGAGAAAACAGACTGGCGTACAGAATGAGCCGGTCAGAATTGCGGAGCTTCATATCACGGGAGAGAAGCGTGTAAATGGAATCGAACGCGGAGGCGACGGTATGCCGGAGGCCGGAGGGAAGATCGGCATAGGCGCGGGCAAAAGAGCGAGTGTCGTTGACGAACACGGTGTCGTCGGTGCGGATGTCCGAGCGCCCCAGCAGATAATCCGTCGTCACGCCGTAGTGCTCGGCCAGAAGAAGGAGAATGTCATAGGGGGGCTCCTTCCCCTCGGTCTCGTAGCCCTGGATGGAAGAACGAGCCTTGCCGGTCAGATCGGCAACGTCAGTTTGGGTCTCGTGAAACTCTTTGCGCAGCTCAATAAGCCGCAGATGGAACTTTGACACAGGAAACACCTCCATGAAAAATATACAACGGCATGACCCCAACGGCAACAAATACCACTTTTTGCGGCAAATATCAAAATAATGCTTTACAAAGTTTCTCAAAGGGACTATAATGAAGCAAAAGAGAAAGGAGGGGACGGAATGCGAGTGAAGCTGAAAGAGCTGCGGGAGGCGCTGGGGTACTCTCAGACGTCTTTCGCAAAGGCTATCGGGATTTCGCGGACGCACTACTGCCAGATCGAATCCGGAGAGAAAGACCCGTCGCTCAAGGTTAGCCTGAAAATCAAGAGCGGAGTTGGGTACACCGGCGACGACATTTTTTTTAACCAGAAGCGCCCCTAAATGGGGCGGAGACCTGACAACGGAACGGGAAGTGACGGAATAAGGGACGGAACCGGAAGCAAGTACATGATACCAGAGAGGGAGGCGAGGATAAATGCCAAGGCAGGCCACAAAAGCAGCGTCGAATAGGTACTGCCAGGCACGAATGAGGGCCGCAGAGATCAACGACAGGTTTTCATCGAGGTCGACAGCGGCGGAAGAGATTTCCGGGGTATCGGAGGAAATGCTCAAGAAGTACGAGCTGGACATCACGAAGCCGCCGAACGATGTGGTCGCGCTGATGGCGGACGCATATCATGCACCGGAGCTCATTCTCTGGTACTGCGCGAACGAATGCCCGCTTGGAAGGAATTGCCGGGAGGTACCGGAGATGCCGCCGGAGAGGACATTCGTCAGATTGACGAACACGCTCAACAGACTGGAAGACGCTATGAGGGAGCTGGCGGAGCTCATGGACGAAGGCGCGGAGAACGGAGACGAAGAACGGATAGGGAAGCTGAGGGAGGACTTTTTGGAGGCGCGGAGGCGGATAGACGAAACGCTGACGGTACTCGAAAAGCTGCAAACCAAATAGGAAGGAGAAGAGACAGGTGGGAGGAGGGGAAAGCCCGAACATCGTGAAAGAGTTCACGATCGGGAACACGCGCATCAAGATCGCGGACGACTACTGCCGGGGGATAAGCGCGGGAGACATAAAAAAAGCCCTCCGCGAGATAGCACGGACGGCAAAGGAAAACATGACGGCAGCAGCGGCGAACTGCGGCGGATAAGAAAAGGGAGGAAACGACATGAAGATAAAGACGAAAAGGACGCTGTGCCGCGTCATTGGCTTTATGGCCTTCCTGATGATGTTTGGCATCGTCAAGGGAATGGACATAGGAATCATGCCGATAGGCAGGGGAGCGGCGCTGGCGCTGACGAGCGAGCTGGTGGGTACAGCCATGCTGTGGAAGGGAGGGGTGATACGATGGCCGCAGTGAAAATCAGGGATTGCCCCTGCTGCGGAGCACCCGGAATGATCAAGAGTGTCAAAGCCTATGTGGGGTTTATGCGCGGCTGGGTTGGATGCCCCGATTGCGGGCTTTACATCCATTGGGCGCATGACCCGGAGGGCGCGATTGCAAAGTGGAACAGGAGGGTAAGCGATGGGTGATTTTATCAGCCGGGAGGCGGCACTGGACGCTCAGAACAAGTCTATGAACCTCGCAGAATGCCGGAAACGGTTGGAGCGATTGCCTGCCGCCGATGTGGTGGAAGTGAAGCATGGGCGGTGGAAACAAGTTGGTTCAATAATTCCAATGTATGAATGCGACCAATGCCACACAATTACTTTGGGTGGAAATTTCTGCCCTTCCTGCGGGGCGAAGATGGACGGAGGGCAGGAGGAATGAAGAGCAAAATCAGGATTGTCCTGAAAACGGCTATAGCTTTACTTTCTGCTGTGAGAAGATGAAGGTGCAATCCATGAACAATGCAATGACCGGGTATACCGTTGAGGGGGCAACGCGTCCTAGACCGTTGTATATCAGGATGGACGATGTTTCTGCGGTCATAGATGATGGGCCTTGTGAGGACGGAGGGCAGGACGATGCACCGACCGGGCCTTACGACCTGCTGTATGAGGAAGGAGGAGAAAACCTACGATGAACTTGCCGAATACCATAATGCACGTGCTGGCGACGCTGGCGATGCTCACAGGCATGACGCTTGCGCCGGTACTGCCGGAGCCGATGCCGGAGGCAATGACGGCGGGCGCGGTACTGACAGCGCCGTATGTGTACTACGACGTGCCGATGGAAGACGAACTGCAGGAATACACCCAGGACGTATGCGCGGAATACGAGTTCCCATGCTACGACATCGTCGTGGCGATGATATGGACGGAGAGCGATTTCCGTGAGGACATCGTAAGCAAGACGAACGATTGGGGGTATATGCAGATAAACGGCATAAACCACAAGACGCTCACGGAAGAGCTGGGAATCACGGACTTTCTGGACGGGAAGCAGAACATCCGGGCAGGGGTTTACATGGTTCAAAAGCTGTACCACAAGTACGGGGACATAGGGAAGGCGCTCATGGCGTACAACTGCGGAGAATATGGAGCCTCAGGGCTGTGGGAGCAGGGAGTATATAGCACGAACTACTCACGGACAATCCAGAAGAGAGCCGGTGAGCTGCGAATACGAGGATAGCGAGAGGAGGGGAAAAGTGAAGTACAGGGAATGCCCGAACTGCGGAGCACATCTCGACCACGGGGAGACTTGCGACTGCGAGAAGGAGAGAAGAGAGGGGGGAGAGAATGAGCGAAACGGAATTCGAAGCGGCAGAGCGGGCGGCGAGTAGAAAGCTCGAATGGATCATAGCCAGATACGGAGACGAAGGCGGAGAAAGAAAAAGGCCGGAATACTTCCGGCAGCTTGTGAGCGAAGAGCTCAGAGCCCAAAGACTGAGAAATACCCTGAATGCCAGGTATGAGGAAAAAAAGAGGATCGCCCGCGCATAACGCACGGACAATCCCCCGAAAGCATCCTCAATATAGCATGGCTCAAGGGAAAATGCAATAGGAGGATTTCAAAAATGGAAAAAGCACTTACCACGCAGACCGGAAATGCCCAGAACGCTCTGGTAATCACGCAGCAGTACCCGGCGGACAAGTACAACCTGCTCGTGCCGATGCAGACGGTGGCGGAGATTGCCGCGATCCACAAGCCGGTGATGAACGTGGTGTACATCAGCAAAGACCTGAACGACAAGGAAATCTACGTGCAGGAGAAGGCAAAGAGCGCCTGGAAGGACAGACCGGCGAGCCCTGCGAAGTACGCGCTGACGAAGAAGGGCCTGACGAAGCTCATGCGGGCGGCGGGCATCAAGATTCTGAGCAGCAGGCCGGTCGTGCCGTCGAAATGCCAGAAGTGCGCGGCGATGAATGCCAGCATCGGGAAGCCGGTCAACTGCGGGGCGTGCCCGAATAAGGATGTGAAATATGAGGTGCGCATCAGCGTCCCGCAGCTCACCGGCGAGAACATCGACATCGTGGCGCACAAGGAAATCATCATCGACGACGTGACGGCGGACATGACGGACGCGCAGAAGGCGGAATTTCTGAAATTCCGAAACGAGATGTGCGAGAGCAAGGCCCTCAACCGGGCGCTGCGGACGGCAATGCAGATCAAGGGAACATACCTCATCGAGGAGTTCGACAAGCCTTTCGTCGTGGCGTACCTCGTGCCGAATCTGGACAACCCGGACGTGCGGGCGGAAGCGGTCAGGGGGATGTTCGGCGCGGCGCACGAGCTTTACGGCCAGACGGCGAGCGCGGCGGATGCGCGGCGGACGGTATTCGTGGACGACGATCTCCACGACGAAGAGCGCGGCATGGGAGAAGCGCCGCAGACACCGGCACTGGCGGACAACGCGGGCGGCTACGATTACGGCGACTACGAGGAGGAGCCGCAGAAGCAGGCAAAGCAGACGCAGCCGGAAGGTGAGCCTGACCCGAACGTGTGCTGCGAGTGCGGGGCGAAACTGAGCGGCGGAGTGAGCCGGTTCAGCATCAGCAATTACGGAGTTCCGCTGTGCATGAATTGCCAGCGTGGTAAAAAAAATGCATAGCAAATATATTGGGCAGACTATAAACGGGTTTACGGTCTTGTCGTGTTTCAACAAAAAGGGAAACAACAGGAATTACAACGCTTATTTTGTCGCAAGGTGTGACGTGTGCGGCAAAGTGCAGATAAGATCGCGAACAAATTTGCTCAATGGGCAGGCCACTTGCGAATGCTCATACAAAATGAAAAGGCATAACACAAAAGGGCAGTCAAACACACGCCTCAACAAAGTCTATAGATCCATGCTCGAAAGGTGCAATAACCCAGCCTGCAAAACTTATAGGCTGTACGGGGCCAGAGGAATAACAGTCTGCGACGAATGGACAAAAGACTATCAAGCATTTTACGACTGGTCAATAAAAAACGGTTACAGGCGCGGGCTGTCGATAGACAGGATAGACAACGACAAAGGCTATTGTCCAGAAAACTGCAGGTGGACAACAGCCAAAGTACAAACAAACAACCGCAGAAATACCATAAAAATCGAACTTAGAGGAACGGTTAAACCGGCTATAGAGTGGGCCAAAGAAACAGGAATACCCTACACGACGATTATAAACCGTTACCACCGTGGTTTACCTGCGGAGGAAGTACTTTTGAAGCCAACGAAAACTACGGACGAAGAGCGGAGGAACGAAAAATGAAGATCCTGCATACGGGAGACTGGCACCTGGGGAGCTATAACGGGCCGACGATCAACGGCCAGAATGCCAGATTCAACGACATCTGCCTGTGCCTGGACGCGCTTGTCATGCGAGCAATTAGTGAGCAGCCAGATTTCATCATCATTGCGGGCGACTTGTTCCACCAGGCGCGAGTGTGGAGCGACAGAGGGCTCAGGGAAAGCCAGACTGCAATCAGCTACATACGGCAGCTCGAAGCCGTTGCGCCGGTGATTATCGTGAGGGGAACTCCAAATCATGACAGCATCGAGCAGTACCGGAGCCTGGAAACGGCATTCGCTGGAGACGACAGCGTAATCATCTTCACGCAGCCGGAGGTGCTTAAGGTACACGGGTACCACGGGGCGAAGCTCAACGTCGCGGCGCTTCCGGGATTCGACAGAGGGTATTTCCGGGCAAAGCACCCTGACCTGGACAAAGAGGAGGAGACGCAGGTATTCACCAAGGCGCTCGAAAATATAATCATCGGCCTCAAGGCGCAGTGCGAGCCGGGAATCCCGTCTGTGCTGGTTGGTCACTACACCATAACCGGCGCGAATACTGAGAGCGGACAGACGGCGATGTTCGCACAGTATGAGCCGGTGATGGAGCCTTCCACGCTGAGGGCTGCGGACTTCGACCTGAACTTGTTCGGGCACATCCACAGGCCGCAGCAGATTGAAGGCTGCTCCAACGCTTTTTACTGCGGGGCGGTCTCGCAGTTGAATTTCAACGACGAAGGCCAGAAGAGGGGATTTTACCTCCACAGCATCCACGATGTTATCGTGCATGAACCGGGAACGGTTCCGCCGATTCCGGCATACGGACACGCTTTTATGGAGCTTCCGACGCGGGAGTTCAAGACGATCCGGCTGGACGACGCAGATATCGAAGGATTCAACAGCGGAACCAGCAAATTGCACGGGGAAGACGTTGCGGGGAAGATCGTCCGCGTCCTGTACAACTGCACGGACGAACACAACAAGGCCCTGAACAAGACGCTGATGGAGCGAGATTTGTATGACGCGGGCGCTTTTTGGGTGCAGGAGATCACGCCTGAAAAGATCAGCATTACGGTGAGCAAAGACAACCTGGACGGAGAGACGGGCCCGGAGGATAACCTGAAAGCATACCTGGAAGATAAGGGAGTGCCGGATGCGGACGCGGGCAGGATCGTCGAAAGGGCCAGACCGATCATCTCGGAGGCGGAAGAGGCGCACATGACGGCGCACACGAGCGGCGTGTTCCTGCCGGTGGAAATCGAAGTCAAGAATTACCGGAACTACCGGGAGGAGAAGTTCAACTACGAGGGAATCCGCTTCTGCACCATCAACGGATCAAACGGCGCAGGAAAAAGCAGCCTGTTCATGGACGCGATGTGCGACGCGCTTTTCGAGGAGACACGCGAGGGAGACATCGGCGGCTGGATCAGCAACGACCCGGAGGCCAGGAGCGGCATCATCAAATTCACCTTCCGGCTGGGAGAGGCGACGTACCGCGTGACCCGCACACGCACGAAGAGCGGAAAGGCGACGCTGAATCTCGCGGAGTTGGTGGACGGCGAGTGGGTAGACCGCAGTAAAGAGAAGTTCCGGGATACCCAGGCGGAAATCCTGAATGTTATCGGGATGGACAGCCTCACGCTCAAGGCGACGGCGCTCATCATGCAGGATCAGTACGGGCTCTTCCTCACGGCGGACAAAGAGGCCCGCATGACGATCCTCGGCAACATCCTCGGCCTGGGAGCCTACAGCGACATGGAAGAGATTGCGTCGAAAAGGCTGACGGACACAAACCGGGAAATCAGGATCACCCTGGAAAAGGCCGCAGACCTCGACGCGGCGACACCGGACGAAGAAAAGCTGAAAAAGGCAATCAGCGAGAAGGAAGTAATCATCAAGTGGTATGAAAAGGATATTGCTGCCAAGCGCAGCGAGGCGGACAGCATGAAGCTGGCAATATCGACGATGGAGGAGGCGCAAAAGCGGGCGGCGAAGCTGGAAGACAGAATCACCATGGCGATTGCGAAGCGAGCGGCATCGACTACGCAGCGCGTCAAGCAGAAGTCAATTGTAGCGGAGGCGGATTCGTTCCTGGAAACGCGGCAATCGCTCGAAGCAGCCGTGGAGGAGCACAAGCGCCTGCTGGCCCGCGAAAAGGAACTGCTGGCGGCGAAGGGAGAATACGACAGCCTCAATGCGCAGATCAGGGCGGACAGCGACGCGGCAAGGGTAGCAAGGATCACGGCGCAGGACTACGGCATCAAAATAGAGGAGCTACTCAAGAAAACGATCAATCCGCTGAAAGCGATTGTGGACAGGGAGCCGGAGCTCATTAACGCTCACGCGGATTATGTTGCGTCCAAAGCAGAATACGAGGAGATCGTAGAGAAGGGCAAGAGACAGAAGGAAGCAAAGGCGGCGGTCAAGGACGCAGAAAGCAATCTTAGAGCAACGAAGAACGAGTGGCACTTTACTGTACGGCAGGCGGAGGAGACTGTAGAACGGCTGGAAGCGGCGGCGAAGCGGATAACGGAAAACAACTGTCCGCATGCGGAGACGGTTCAGTGCGTGTTCCTCAAAGATGCGATTGAGGCCAAAAACGCTCTGCCAGACGCACGGCAGCGCCTCGCGGGAGCACAGGAAGAGGAGAAAAATGCCGTTGCTGATGCGCTGGCTGCGCTTGAAGCTGCGAAAGCCGCCGTGCCAACAGATTACAGCCTGGAACTAGAATTACATGCCAGCAACGTCCTGGCGGATTTGGAGGAAGAAGAAACGCAGTACCGCGCCCTTGAAAGCATAAAGATACAGCTCGATGCCGCAAATGAACGAATTGCCGACCTTGGCAAATCGAAGGAAGAGGCGGAGGACAGATTCAAAGAGCTGGACGAAAAGGTGCAGGCGAACAAGCGCCGGATTGAGGAGATCGGGGAGCAGATCAAAGAGTACGACGAAGTCCAGGAGAGAATCGCAAATCTCGCCCGCAAAGTCGAAGCGGCGAATCAGATCCCGGTGGCGCTAGAAAAGAAAGCGACGGCGGAGGCCAGAATTAAGGAGATCACCGCAGAGATCGAAACTCTGGACACGGAGATGAAGGAACTTACCGAAGAGAGAGCCGAAGAGCTGAGAAAGACAGTGGGAAGCCAAGAGATGGAGCAAAAGTACGTAAGCGCCATGAACACCATAAAGGGAGAAGAAGCCTGCATGCAGGCGGAAAACATGCAGATTGGGGCGATCAAGGAATCGCTCAAGAAATCTGAACAGGCCAGAAAGCAGGTAGAGGAGCTGATGCAGAAGGCGGCGGAGCTGGGAACGGAAGCGGCAGACCTGGACATCCTCAAGACGGCATTCTCACAGGACGGCATTCCGCACAACATCGTCCGCAGCATCATCCCCATCTTCGAGGCGACGGCGACGAACATCCTCGGCCAGATGAGCGGCGGGCACATGAGCGTCGAGTTTGTGATGGAGAAGACGCTCAAGAGCAACAGCAAGAAAGAGGTCACGGCGCTGGACGTGGTGGTAAACGACGCTCTCACCGGAAGACTGCCGTACACGAGCCGCAGCGGAGGCGAGCGCGTCAAGGCGGCGCTGGCGGTCATTCTGGCGCTGGCGGAGATCAAGAACACGAAGGCGAGTGTGCAGCCGGGATTTCTGGCGCTTGACGAGCCCCCATTTTTAGACAGCCAGGGCGTGGAAGCATATTGCGACGCGCTCGAAGCAATCCAAAGACGGTACCCGCATCTACTTGTTATGGCAATCACGCATGACGAAGAGTTCAAGGCAAGGTTCCCGCAAAGTATAACCGTCTACAAAGACGAAACCGGAAGTCACATAAGGATGGATTGAACAACACCAACGAGCATCCCGGGAAGGGAAAAACCTTCCCGGGAAACCCAAGAGACGGGAGGAGCGAGGCATGGGGAGAGCTCGAAAACAAACGGCGGAATACTTTCCGCATTTCGTGGCGAGCGGCAGGACGATGTTTGTGCTGGAAACGAATTGGGGGAACGACGGATATGCTTTTTGGTACAAGCTGTTGGAGCTGCTGTGCAGCAGTGACGGACACATGTACGACTGTTCGGAAGCGGCAAACAGAATGTACCTCACAGCCAAAACGAGGGTACCGGAAGAGAAGGCGAAAGAGATTTTGGACACGCTGGCGGAAATGGGAAAGATAGACCCGGAGCTGTGGAAGCAAAGACAGATCATCTGGTGCCAACATCTGGTGGACAACCTCACCGCGTTATACGCGAAGAGAACGACACCGATACCGCAGAAACCGCCTACGGGTGCGGAGAATGGGCCTGAGAGCGATCCTGATGAAGATCAGGCAACGACACCGGAAATCGCAGAAACGCTCACAGGCGATGCTGAGGGTGCTGAGGGTGAGGAAAAAAAGGCGAAGGCCAGAAAAAGCACACCGAAACCGGAAAAGAAGGAATACGCGGAGTTCGTGAGGCTCACGGAAGCGGAATACGAAAAGCTGGTGGCGAAGCACGGCGTGGAGAAGACGCGGCGGCTGATTGAGACGCTGGACAACTACAAGGGCACGAAGCAGAAGAATCACAACAAATACGACAGCGATTACAGGGCCATATTGAGCTGGGTGGTAGGCAAGGTCGAGGAAGAAGAAAAGAGAGGAGGCCGGGGAAGTGCTTACGGCAACAGCGGAGGATTCGTCCCGTCAGGAGGATTCAGGCAGGGATGATAAATGGAGATATACGGTGCGGTCGGAGGAAGAGGCCAGAGCGCGAGGGATAAACGTGGAGAAGCCGCAGCCGCCGGACGAACAATGTGAGTTCTGCGGCCGGACGCTCAAACATGAAGGTCTGGTGTTGTTTGGGCAGCTCATAGCGTGGGCCCCGTTCCCGGAAGACTGCACTTGCGCAATGGCTATCGAGAAACGAAAGCGGGAAGAGGAACAAGAGCGGGAACGGAAAGCAGCGGAGGCGGAGGCCCAGCGTAACCAGGCTATGGAGGAGAAGATAAACCGGCTGCTGGGGGACAGCGGAATCAAAAAGAGGTTCCAAGACCGGACATTCCAGACCTTCAAGACCGACACGCCGCAGAGGAAAAAGGCATACCGGACGGCAAAGGCATACGCGGACGAATGGGACAGGCACAGAGAAGACGGAACGGGCCTTTACATCGAGGGGACGAACGGAACCGGGAAGACGCACCTGGCGGCGGCGATTGCGATGCAGCTTATCACGGAGCGGAGGATTCCGGTGATATGCAAGACGGCGGGAGATCTTCTCGCGGACATCAAAAAGGCTTACGACGGAGAAGAGGCCACAGAAAGACAGGTGCTTGAGGTCTACAAAAAGGTCGATTTGCTGATAATCGACGACCTGGGGAAAGAACATTGCACGGATTGGGGCATCAGCACACTTTACTCCATTATGAACGACAGGTACGAAGAGATGAAGCCGACAATCATCACCACGAACTACAACAGCGACGACCTTGCAAGGGCGCTCACGCCTAAGGGCTTTGATAACCTCAAAGTGAAGGCGATCATAAGCAGGCTGAGGGAGGTCTCACAGGTGTTGACGATGGCGTGGGAAGATTACAGATGCAGCGGACGATGAAGGAGGAACGGCATGAACATTTACGAGCAGATTTATAAAAAGGCGACGAGCTCAAGAGCCGCATCTTCCGGGACTGCATCGTGTTCTGAGGAGGCGGAGCATTGGAATTGAAGCAAATACCGCTCTCGGAGGCAAACGCATACGTCATAGAGCATCACCGGCACCATGACAGAGCGACAGGGCACAAATGGAGCCTCGGAGCCTACGAAGGGGAGCGCCTCGTCGGAGTTGCAATCGTCGGGAGGCCGACAGGCCGCAGGCTTGACGACGGAAAGACGCTCGAAGTTACGAGACTTTGCACGGACGGAACGCGAAACGCCTGCTCTTTCCTTTACGCCGCAGCAGCCAGGAGAGCCCGGAAAGAGGGCTACGAAAAAATAATAACCTTCATCCTGCAAAGCGAGCCCGGAACAAGCTTAAAAGCGGCAGGATGGACTATGGAAGCGGCAAAGGCAGGAAGGCCGAAATGGAACGCACAGCGTTACGCGGACAGGCCGACGCAGCTTACGTTGTTCCCCAAAAAAGAGCCTCCCGCAGAGTATAAGCAGCGGTGGGCGAAAGAGCTTAGGAGGAAGCCATGAAGACAATGACAGAGCTGAACGCGGGCGATGGCGGAACAATGGGGAACCATAACACAGGGACGATGAAGGAGGAACGAAAAATGAGCGAGGTAACGGTAAGAGAGCTGAACAGGCAGCAGATCGAACAGGCGAACAACAACAGCATGGGAGGAACGCGGGGAGACGGCAGCGAGCACGATTACAAAGTGTACGCGCAGAAGATTCTTGACTTCCAAATCAGCGACGACAAGAAGCAGAAACTCCTCGATGTGCTCTACGAGAAGTGGAGCAGGCTCCTGAGCTACGAGGCGCAGCATGTAAGCGTGATGGTGGCTGGGCCAGCGAGGTACAGCGCAAAGCGGCTGGACAAAAGCGATATGATTCTCAGGCTTTCCTCGGAGATCGTAGAGTGGATGAAGGAAATCGAGGAACAGGTCAAGCAGGGGACGCGGGACACCGCGAAAGACCCGGATTACCTGGAAGAAAGAATCCGATTCAGCGACGAAAGACCGGAGTTGAACCCGATGGCGGAACTTGCGGAGATGGCGAGCATCGACAACGCGAGATTCATCCGGCTTTTCGAGGAGATGTACCCGAAATACAAGTGGCGGAAGAACAGCAACATCTACAAGCTGTATATGAGCAGCAAAGAGGGAAAGGTCAAAGAGATCAAGCGGGAGGTATTCTACGAGGACGCGAACCTGACGGCGTACAGAGAAGGGAACCGGGCGTATATCCGGTTCATCATGCGGCCGCAGAGACAGCTCATTGTCGCGCTGAAAAGCCGGAAATGGTGGTGGAACAGCGGCGCGGAGGCGTGGAGTACGTATCTCGACAGAGTGGACGAAGAGTGGGTGCGGAGCATCAGCGAGAGATACGCCAAATACCTGTGAGGAGGAACGCATGGGCGAACAGGCGGACGAAGTATTCACCATACAGGCCAGGAGGTGCAAGCGCTGCGGGGGATTACTCACGAGCGCACGGGCCATAAGGGACGGTTACGGGGCCTGCTGCTTGCGAAAGATCAGGCAGGAAGAACGGGGAAGAGAAGAGGACAAGGATCAGATGAACCTATTCGAAACGGAGGAAGAAGCATGAGCAAAAGATGGACGATGGAAGAGCTGGAAAAGGCGGACGACCTGGAATTTGCGGCCAGGATTCTCTCGGAGAGGCAGGAAGGCCTCAATCCTTATTCCCCGCTGTCGGTAAAGCTGAGGGCAGCGGCGAAGACCATCGAAACAATCATGGGAGAACGGATGAAATACATGGCCCGCCTGGTGGAAGAACGCGAGAAGTTCATGGAGGCCATAACCGGCGAGCGCAGCACCCGGAACATGACGGCGGACGAATACGATGCATATTGCGCAGAGGTCACGCTGAGAACCCTGAACGAGCTTATGGCAAAGCTCAATCTGCCGGACAGGAACCCGCTGACGGCGGCGCTCGTGAAGGCGTCGTATGAAGTAATCGACATCAAGGAAGGGATGCAGGCGGCAGAGGCGGAGGAAGACAAGGAAGCGGAAGAATGACCGGGGAAGGAAACAGGGACAATGGGAACGGCAGGCGTAACATCATCGGACATTAAGAAAGCGCTGGCGCAGAAGCATCACAGGGACTTCTTCATGGCGGAGGTCAAAAGCGGCAGCACGTGGAACAGCCCGGTAGGGAGCCTGATGATACTTGACGGGCTGGCAATCGCGAAGAGCTGGACAAACCCTTGTTTCACCGGGTACGAGATCAAAATCAGCCGCAGCGACTTCTTGCGGGACGCGAAATTCTACACATACGAGATTCTTGTGAACTGCCTGTATATCGTATGCCCCAAGGGGATGATAGACAGGAAAGAGCTACCGGAGAGCGTCGGACTGATGTATTACGACCCGGAGAAGAAGACGATCACGACGAAGAAGAAGGCCATATACAGGAAGATCGAGTACAGCGCGGACATGCTGCTGTATATCATCTACTGCAGATTGGACAGCGACAGATACCCATTCCACGAAAGCCGGGAGGCGTATTTCAGGGAATGGGTAGAGAACAAGAGAAGCAACAAAGAGCTCGGAAGAGCGGTCAGGTCAAAGATGGTGGACGAACTGTACCGGCTGGAACGGGAGCTCGAAGACGTGAGGGCTTTCAAAGAACAGCGGGATGCGTTTTTGGAGGTAAACCGCGTCGCAAAAAAGTACGGGATTTGGGCCGGATGGAACGGGAACGGCCTCGCAGAAGGGCTCGACAAAGCCCTCAAGAAAAAGCCGGTTAAGGACATCCAAGACCTGAGAAGACAGTTGGAGAACGTCGTGAGGCAGATGCAGGCCATCGAAGAGAGAACGGAGGAGGATGCGGAAGAATGAAAAGAATCAGGATCACGGCAGACATTCCGGTGGCCGAAGGCAACAGGCCGAAGATTGGAAGCACGTATGAGATCAACTCGGAAGAGGAATACCGGGGCCGGAAGTTGAGCCGGAAAATCTATTTCATCACGGTCAACGGAATCGAGGTAGGGGTTTACGACAACGAATGCGAGGTCGTCGATGGATAAAGCCGTCATGATATCGATACGTCCAGAGTGGGTAAAAAAGATAGCGAGGGGCGAAAAGATCATCGAAGTCCGCAAGACCCGCCCGAAGCTGGAAACGCAATTCAAGTGCTACATCTACTGCACGAACAGAGGCAGACCGCTTGTGTATGGTGATGTGTTCCGCGGCGACTGGGATATGGACTATGTTCAAACCTACGGCTGGGGCCGAGAAGAAGCAGATCGGATGTGGGGAGTGATGAACGGCAAGGTAATCGGCGAGTTTATCTGCGACGATATAACATGGCACGGAGGAAGCGATCTCATTGTCAAAGAGGATCGGGAACGCGCAACAGCGGAAAGCTGCCTCAGCCGTAAAGACCTACTTGACTATCTCGGCGTCAAGCCTGGGACAAGCGTTTACGAAAAGAAATGCGAGTTTTACTGCTGGCACATCAGCGACCTCAAAATCTACAACGAGCCAAAAGAACTGAGCGAGTTCTATCGCTGGTGGGAGGCTGGGGATGATATCCGTCCGTGCCAGAACGGTAAGAGCTGTGAGCATATCGTTTACGACTACTCAGAGGATTGTGAAGCCTGCGGAATCGACTTTGACGGAACGGACTGTCCCTATCTCAGGGTTCAGCGACCGCCGCAAAGCTGGATGTATGTGGAGGAGATATGAGCCTTTGTGACGAAACGTGCCGGGCCTGCATCTACCACAGCACAATTACGGGCGTCGGGATTGTATGCAATTACATTCTGGACAACTATATGCCGCTGGGAGAACGGAGGCGCGGTTGCACTGCAGGAGAAGGATGCAAGCAGCGGAAGACCGGAAAAAGGGCGCAGAGCATAGAGAGCATCATATTCAGGGGAAGGAAAAAGCAGCCGGAGAGCGAAAAAGAGCGGCAGGTAGCAGCAATCAAGGAATACTTGACAACTCACGGTATGACATACCAGCAGCTCGGAGATGCCTGCGGAGGGATTAGCAGGTCAACGATAAAGAATTGGGCGCGGGGGGTAAACCGCGCAGACTGGAAGAAACTCGCCAAAGCAGGAATCACGAAACCGGAGGGAACGTGATGGCAAAGCAGAAGCCGAAACCGAAGAAAAAGAACAGACCATTAAGCACGGAGTACATCGAGAAGCTGAACAATGAGCAGATGCAAGCGGCACTCATGGCGAAGCTGAATGTGGCGGAGCTCACGGCGCTGGAAAAGCAGATCAGGCAGGCCGTAGAAAAGGCGTGTTTGCAGGTGGCGAAGGAATCGACGGAGGAAGCGTACAAGCGGCAGTTTGCGGTGATGATGCGGGTCATGAGGGATAGATTCGGATTCGGACGGAAACGGCTGCGGAGGCTGTGGGATGCCTGCCTGGAATACATCCACGACATCGACGAAGGGTTGCTGAATACCGAGGAAATGCTCGCATGCTTGAAGAACGAAGACGGGATTGCAATCAACTGGAGAGTGGAGATTTGAAAATGACGAAAATGGAAATCGCTGAGTATATGTTAAACATGCCGGATGAACGGTTGAACGAGATCATCGAGGCGGAGATGGAAGGGCGGCTGAAAATCAAGGCGAAGTCGTTGGAAGAGACATGCGGGAGCTGCAAACACTTCCAGAGAACGACGGGGAACGCATCGGGGATCTGCGACACCAGGAAAAGGACGGACAGATGGGGAGGAAATAAAGGAACGCTGTACGTCACGCGGGGCCGGAAGCGGTGCAAGGACGATTATGAACCCAGGGAGGTCGAAAAGGGATGAAGCTTCCGAAGTTCTTTTACTTCCTCGTGAAGTCGGAAGAGAAGGGTACGAAGATAGTCCTGGAAAACGCGTCAGACAGGGATGTGGTCGAGGTTATACGGTGCCGGGAGTGCCGGTATTGGGGAGGGGAATACGCGGACAACGAATGCAGCCTGATAACGGAGATGGCAGTTCCAAAGTATTGGCTCAAAACTCAGCCGGAAGACTACTGCAGCAGCGGAGAGAGGCGAGAGAATGAAGTGGCGGACGAAGAAAAAGAGAATCCGGCAGAAGGTGGAGAGGATAGCTGACAAAATTCCAAAAGCCTTCAAAAGCAAGGCAGACCGGGAAGAGTGGGTTAGGTACGTAGTAAACCATCACCCGGAAGTAAACAGGGAGGAGAAGAATGGCTGACAGGGTTTTCATCGACGCAGAGAGGGCAAAAGACGCCATCTGCGAATGCTACATCACGGACGACGAAAAGCTGATGCTCATACGGAGAATTAACCGAGTACCCGCCGCCGATGTGGTGGCCCGTGATTGCTACGACAGGCTTCTGGCGGAGAATGACAGGCTTAGAGAGGAAAGACCCGTGGTGCGCTGCCGGGATTGCAAGCACTACGATTGCGAGGACGGAGACCAAAAGTGCGTGAAGGATGCGGAGTGGGCCGAAGAAGATGCGTGTTACTACGGATTCATTTCGTACCGCTGGCCGGAGTTCTTCTGCGCAGACGGAGAGAGGAAAGAAGATGGCTAACGATTTCGTGAGACGGTCGGACGTTCACAAAGCGTTTCAGCCGAAATACGCCCCGGCAATAAACAGGACGTTTGCCGCCATGATTGACAGCGTTCCTGCCGCCGATGTGGTGGAAGTGCGGCATGGGCGGTGGATACCAACGCATGATGCAGATAAGCTTCGTTGCTCCCGGTGCGATGTGATTCATTTGATAGCACAGTACCCGCACGGAGAAATCAACTACTGCCCCAACTGCGGGGCGCGAATGGATGGAGGGACGGACGATGTATGAAGAACTGGTGAAGCGGCTGAGAGAGCCTTGCCAGTATGAGAACTGCGTGCTGTGCAAGGAAGCCGCCGATGCCATAGAGGAACTGAACCTTATTGCGGAATCCAATGAGAGAAGTGCCGCAAGGTGGGCTGAAACGGCAGAAAAGGCTGTTGAGCAGATTCCCCGCTGGATTCCAGTGACGGAGCGGTTGCCGGATGACAGAAGAGACGTTCAAATTACTGTTTTCTGGCATGACGCATGGCGAACAATGTACGGGTATTACGACGGAGCATACTGGCATCTGTACGCCCCTATGCACACGGAAGTCGCAGACGTATATGTAATCGGATGGATGGAAAAGCCTACGCCTATGCCGGAGCCGCCGGAGGAGGAAGAATGAGCCGCCTATGGAATCAAGGGTATTGGTATCAGCTCTCACCTGAGTGTCAAACGTGCCAAAACCGAAAAACCTTTACTCTCTACATGAATGGCAACCACACATATGCTTGCGGGAAGTACCCGCTCAAAGTGGGAGAAAAATGCCCGAAGTATGAGTCAGAGCCGCCGAAGGAGGAAAAGAAATGAAAGAGACCATCATTCGTCAGTATAGGAAAAAGCCCGTTATCGTAGAGGCAGTACAGCTCCATAACATCAACGTGCCATGCGTGGTGCGGTGGGTTGGCGAGGACAAAGCCAAGATGAATCTGGAGTCCGATGAAGCGTGGAAGCTCGGCAAGGCCCCTCCAGTTTTCAGCGTCACGATCTGCACCCTGGAGGGTAACATGAAAGCCATGCCGGGTGACTACATCATCAAAGGCGTACATGGAGAGTTTTACCCCTGCAAGCCGGATATCTTCGAGAAAACCTATGAGGCCGTGGAGCCGCCGAAGGAGGAAAACAAAATGATTAACGAAGTCACGGTACGTTGGCATGACGGCTATCTGGAAGAGTTCAAGGCAACAGAGGTTCGCTTTGGTAGCGACCTGTTGTGGATGCGGCTTGAAGATGGAAAGAACCGCCACATTCCACTGAGAAGCGTTCGGTGGTTTGGAATGAGCCAAGAGAGCCACCAAGCGGAGCCGCCGAAGGAAAAGACATGAAGAACATACGCGGATTTGAAATCCAGCACTTTCGGGACGATTACGGGCTGGACTGTTCCATACAGGAAAGCAGCGCGGTCGAGCCGCATATCTGGCTTGGGGTTCACAACCCACCGCACAGGATTATGTGGGACAGCGCGGAAAAGTACGGGATAGAGATAGGAGAGAAAGCCGGGTGGTACGACTACCCGATTCCGGAAGAAGTTCTGGTCGAAAGCCGGATGCACCTATCCCGCAAACAAGCCAAAGCCCTTGCAAAAAAGCTGAGGTATTTCGCAAAGCACGGGGTGTTGAAGGAGGAAGAATGAACACAGACTTGATGTTCTCATCGGCTACACCTGAGTGGGAAACACCGGAAGACTTCTTTCTGGAATATGATGCGAAGTACCACTTCACGCTTGACCCGGCGAGTACAGACCAAAATGCAAAATGCAAGAATCATTTTACGACACTTGACGATGGCTTGTCTAAAAATTGGGGGGGGCAGACAGTATGGTTGAATCCCCCTTATGGGCGGGAAATCGGGGAATGGGTGAAGAAAGCCTACGAGGAAAGCCGCAAGCCCGGAACAACAGTTGTTTGCCTTCTCCCAGCGAGGACGGATACAAAATGGTTCCACGATTACTGCAAGAAAGGGCAGATAGAGTTTATCCGTGGACGATTGAAATTCGGCGGGAGTAAAAATTCAGCGCCGTTCCCTTCAATGGTTGTCGTATTTGAAGCGAAGGAGGGCGAGACATGAGCATCTGCAATAAGTGTGAGCTAGAAAGCGAGTGCCAAGGCGCTCATGGTGAAGAGTTCTGCCTCAACTATGTCCGGAAGCCGCAGACCCGCGCCGATCGCATCCGGGCAATGACGGATGAGGAGATGGCTGAGTTCTTTGGAACTCTCCCGTGCTGTCCTCCGGGCGTAGACTTGGAGGAACTGTGCTTCCCGCTTGATTCCTGCGGAGGAACAGATTTGCAAGTCAAGTGCTGGCGGCGGAGTACGTTGCGGAGGAGGCAAAGAGCGACAAATGAGCATACTGATTAAGGGCCTGCACCTTCCAACAGAACGACTCTACCCGCTGCATTTGACGATCTATTCCGATGGAAACGTCTTCTGCGGACACGGGATAGGGAAGCGCAGTTACGAAGCTGTAGAAGTACCCACACCTCACGGCGATCTAATTGACAGCAGTGCATACCGTGATGATTTCATGGCAGGAGTCTATGAACTGTGCGAGGATGACCCGGATAACTACAGAGCGAACTCAATCATTGATTTGTTTGACGGTGCCCCTGTTTACATCCCGGCAGAGGAGGAAGAATGAGCGTACTGATAAAGGGCATGGAGATGCCGACAAGCTGTGCTGAATGTTGGCTGATGGACGGAGAGGATAGTTGGTGCTGTGCTTGCCGTGGGCGGCATTTATATCCAGAATACCGATACGGCATAAAAGACAGACCGGAATGGTGTCCTCTCGTCCCCGACCCGCCGCACGGGAGGCTGATTGACGCGGAGGATTTGTTCAGGAAAATCAAGGCTGAGTGCAACCCTTACGGAAACCAGACTATCGGTTATGAGGATGGATTGAAAGTGCTTAGGATGATTGAAAACTCGCCCACAATTATCCCGGCAGAGGAGGAATAAACGACATGAGCCTCATAGATGGAATCTATTGGCAGAATGTGTACGATGCCGATAAGCCAAAAGAGAAGATACCGGAAACAAACTACCAGCGCGTAATGCGAAAAACGCCGGAGCAATTTGCGGAGTGGCTGGTATTTGTCGAACAGAGAATACTCGAACGACAGCCAATGCTCGAAAGTCCGGCACTTTACGCGGACTGGCTCGAATGGCTGAATAGTGAGGCAGAGGAATGAGCACGGCGGGAATCATGGCGGACGTGCTGAGGGACATGAAGGCGGGCGTGTGGGACTACACGAAGGACGGGAAATGCAGCCAATGCGGAGCCTGTTGCTCAGATTGGCTCCCGGTGGGAAAGCACGAGCTGAAACGGATCAGAGACTATGTGAAGAAGCACGAGATCAGGGAACGGAAGCACTGTGCGCCGTTCGCAAAGCCGCTGGATTTCGACATGGTATGCCCGTTCAGAAACAACGACGACAGGCGGTGCGAGATATACCCGGTGAGACCGGCGATATGCCGGGACTTCCGCTGCGACAAGCCAAAAAAGGGAATATTCGCGGACAGGGATATGTACGAGAGGCGATTCGCGGTTGTGAGTATGAGAGAGACATTTTTCGGGAGGGCGAAGGAATGAGGTTCGAGATATTTGGCCCGGACAAAAAGCGGAAGGCCGTGACGGAAGACGAAAAGTGCGTCCCGAACGAAGAGACGCTGAGGCAGATGAAGGCGGCGGGCTACACGTTCGCCAGAGACGGGAAGAAATGGACGCCGGGGAAGGACGGGAAGGCGAATGGATGAATTGAAGCTGACGAAAGCGGAAGCGATGGCAGTGGCAAACCACATCGACTCGACGCTTTTCCAGTCGATCAGGGACGACACGGAGATCGACAGCATGACGTGGCTGAGGAACATCGTAAGGGCATACGAAAAGCTGTGCGCGTATTCGGGATATGTAGGGCTGACGGAGAGCGCAGAAGACGCACTGGGGGATGAGGCATGAGCTGGTGCGTGAGGGAATACTGCGAAATTTACAGAGATAAGAAATACTGTACGGCGGGGCAGAAAAAAGTTATCGGAGGAATGTGCAGATGCAGACACGCAAAAAGACGGTGCCAGGTCGGAGAGACGTGCACAATGGACTGCGGGGGAGCCGAGGCGCTGGACAAAATGGAAGACGCACTTGTTGATCTGAGAGACGCGATATTCGGAAAGACGAAGGGAGGAGACGACGAAACATGAGTGGTCCGATATACGAGCCAAAAGGCGCAGCAAAGGAATACGGGGATTACGCCCTGAACATCTACACGGGATGTCCTCACCGCTGTTATTACTGTTTCGCGCCGGGAGTGCTCCGGCGGGATAAAGAAGAGTTTCACAGCAGAGTTGAGCCGAGGAAGAACATCGTCGAATACACACGGAAGCAGCTAGAGAAGGAACGGATCACCGGCAAGACAATTCATTTGTGTTTCACGTGCGATCCATTCCCGACAGGCTATGACACCACTCCAACGCTGGAGATCATTAAGCTCCTGAAGGAATACGGGAATCATATCCAGATTCTTACCAAAGGCGACGGGAGCCGGGCTTTCGACCTGCTGGACGGGGAGGATTGGTACGGAGTCACAATCAGCGGGAAAGCGGATAGCAAAGATACGGAGCCAGGGGCAATACAGGCGCACAAAAGGCTCGCTATTCTCAATATCGTAAAGCAGCATGGCATCAAAACGTGGGTCAGTTTCGAGCCGGTTGTGAACGCGGTATCAGTGTTGCGTTGCATCAGCTCGTTTAGTTCCTCTTTCGACCGCGTGAAAATTGGCAAACTAAACTACCATCCCTCAGACATCAACTGGAAGGAGTTCGGGAAAGAGGCCGAAGCCCTGTGTCAGAAGCTGGGCGTGGAATATTACATCAAGGACAGCCTGAGGAAGGAGATGGAGAAGGAATGAACGAAGTGTTCCTGCTGGGAAGGCTCACGGCAGACCCGGAGCTGAAATACACGAGCGGAAACGAACAGATCCCGGTATGCACGTTCACGCTGGCGGTGGACAGGCCGACAAGCAAAGACACGGCAGACTTCCCGACCATCGTCGCATGGCGGGACACGGCGCTGTTCGTGTCGAAGTACCTGAGCAAGGGCCGGAGGATCGTCGTTCACGGGTGCGTACGGACACGGAACTACGAGGACAAAGAAGGGAATCACCGGAAGGCCACGGAGATTCAGGCGGAACGCATCGAGTTCGCAGACAGCAAACCGGCTGGCGCGGACGGGTGAAAGGAGGAAAGAGAATGAGAACTGGAAAGAACACCGACAAGCTGACGGCAGTTTTCGAGGCCCTTTGCAAAGCACAGGCGGTGGCGCACGAGTGGGAGAGCGAGAAGGAAGGGGAAATTTGGGACAGGATAGCCGACCTGCTGGTAAGCCTGGAAGAGTACCTGTACGAGAAGCCGCAGCCGGAAGAGGAAGAGAAGACGGAGACCATCAAAAAACTGCTGGAAGAACTGGCGGCAGGGAAATGCCCCGGCGTGAAGGGCGCGACGGCCTACAAAATCCAGAAGTTCGCAGCGGAAAGAGGATATGTGTAATGACGGCGGAGGAATACGTCAAGGCGGCGAGAGGGTACAGGAACCGCGAGCACGGGGAGATGTTCGAGACGATCATCGAGGCGACGTGCGAGTGGTACAGGAAAATCGGGATAGCGGACATCGAAAAAACGCCGGAACCCACAAAGCAGCTCTCAAAGCCGAACGAGCGCGGGAGATTCATAGCTTGCTATGAAAAGAAAGCGCAGCCGGATTTCAAAGGCACGATAAGAGGCGGACGAAGCGTGGTCTTCGACGCGAAATATACCGCCGTCGGGAAAATCAAGCAAACGGCGGTATTGCCGCAGCAGTGGGAGAGCCTGGACAGGCACGAAAAGCTGGGAGCGAGCTGCTTTGTGCTGGTGGGGTTCGGAATGAGGGAAGTGAGGCGCGTAGAGTGGGAGAAGTGGAAGAGGATGAAGGAGGAGCTGGGGAGAAAGTACATGACGGCGGAAGACTGGCCGGAGACCAGGGTGTTCTTCATGAACGGGATGCCGAACTTCTTGGGGTGGCCGGAAAAATGACCCAAAGAAGGACAAAAAAGAGGAATTGACGCACAGGGGCGTTGTGTGATACGGTAAAAGCGAGGAGCGCATATTTTTTTACTCGCAGATGCCCCAAAAAGGGACAAGGAGTGGCGCATGAAACGAAATCACGAGACGACAGATACAGAAGACCGGAACCATCAGCCGGAGAACCACAAAAAAAGCACTTCGCAAAGGGTAGCTGAATTTGTTGACTATCACAAAAACGGCGACGGAGAGTGCAACGGTATATTGCTGAAAGCCTATGCAGACGAGAAGCGGCTCAGTGCCGAAGAACGATTTGCATTGGCATATTTCTATTCGCTTTGTTACTGCATACCGAGCGCGATCATCATGTTCGACCAGCGGGAGCAGATCCAGAACGACCCGGAAAAGTGGGCGACACTCCACAAGCAGGACATCATATTCCAGAGTGACAGGCGATACGTACGATGCGGTACGACATTTCATGATATGCTCAGAGACTATACGCAGCGCATAGAACGGCAAGACTTCCAGGACAAGTGCGTGCACAAAGTTTGACAGATTGCGCCTTTTGCGGTAAGATTGTTTTACAAAATGTAAAACGGAGGGCAAAATGCAGGATTTACAGATCGAATACGTCCCGATTGACAGCATCAAGCCGTATGCGAATAATGCGAAGCTTCATCCAGAGGAACAGATCGAGCAGATACGCAAAAGTATTGAACAGTTCGGATTTAATGATCCGATTGCTATATGGCACTGGGAGATCGTGGAAGGTCATGGTAGGTTGATGGCGGCGCAGGAAATCGGCATGGAAACCGTTCCGGTGATCCGGCTCGACACGTTGACGGACGAAGAGCGCCGCGCGTATGCTCTGGCGCACAATAAGCTGACGATGAACAGCGGGTTCGATTTTGGCAAACTGGAAGAAGAGCTGGCGGAGCTGAGTTTTGATATGGAAGAGTTCGGGTTTGAGCTGGACGAAAGCGTGGAGCGTCACGAATGGTTTGACCGCGAAAAAAAGGATGGTGCAGACCGCGAGGAAGGGAACGAAGAATACAACGAGTTTCTGGACAAGTTTGAACCGAAGAAAACAACCGACGATTGCTATACACCGGAGGTAGTTTATAACGCCGTCGCCGATTGGGTAGCGTCTGAATACGGCGTGAAGAAGAAAGACTTTGTGCGACCGTTTTATCCGGGCGGCGACTACCAGAAAGAGAAATACAATCCGGGTGCCGTGGTCGTGGATAACCCGCCGTTTTCTATTCTGGCGGAGATTGTAAACTTTTACGCAGAGCGCGGCATAAAGTTTTTCTTGTTTGCGCCGACGCTGACGCTGTTTTCTTCTTCTTCTTCTTCTTCTGCGTGTTCGTTGTGCATCGGCGTTTCAGTCACCTATGAGAATGGCGCGAACGTCAATACTTCGTTTCTCACAAATATGGAAAGCGAGTGCAGATTGCGGAGCGCTCCGAGCCTTTACATGGCTGTCAAAGAGGCCAACAACGTGAATCTGAAAGAAATGCACAAGGAGCTTCCAAAATACTCGTTTCCGGATTATGTGATAACATCCACGCGATGCGCGCAATTCTCACGCTACGGCATTGACTTCCGTGTCGGCGTGAATGAGAGCAAGCATATCCGGGCGCTGGACGCTCAGAAAGAAAAAGATAAAGCTCTTTTTGGCAGCGCCTATCTTCTCTCTGAGGCGAAGAAGCAAGAGAAGGAGAAAGCCGAACGGGAGAAAGCCGAACGGGAGAAAGCCGAACGGGAGAAAGCCGAACGGTGGGAGCTTTCAGAACGCGAAAAGGAAATTGTAAGGCAGTTAGGACGGTGACACGATGGCGCGACCGCGCAAGGAACAGAATAAAGGCGGTCGGCGCGGACTGTACCTTGACTGGATAACGCCGGAAGGGCTGACCGCTATTGAGGGCTGGGCGCGTGAGGGCGCGACCGACAGCGACATAGCGCGAAAAATCGGCGTTGTGTTATCCACGTTTTACGACTGGAAAAGCCGCTTCCCGGAGATTTCGGAAGCCTTAAAAAGAGGCAAAGCACCGGTTGATTTTGAGGTAGAGAACCAGCTTTTGAAATCTGCGTTGGGTTTCAAAGTTACCGTCAAAGAGCCGGTAAAACTGAAAAAGAAAACCATTAAGAACGGCGTCGGCACGATTGAGGAGGAGCATATCGAGTATGCCGAGCGGGAGATATACGTCAAGCCGGACACGACAGCGCAAATCTTCTGGCTGAAAAACCGAAAGCCGGACAAATGGCGAGACAAGCCCGTTGCGGAGAAACCCGCAGACGATCCGCTGTTTGAATTGCTCGACAAGTGGAACAAGGAAGCGGCGGCGAAGGACGCAGACGGTGAAAAGGAATGATCGGGAGCGAGAAACAGCTTGCGTACTGGCGCGAAGCGACGCGCAGATGGAACATCAAGGTCGGCGCGACGCGAAGCGGGAAGACGTATATGGACTACTTCCTCATACCGAGACGGCTAATGGAACGGCGAGGGAAGGAAGGGCTGAACGTCATTATCGGAAACACGCGCGAAACGATACGCCGAAACATCATCATTCCGATGCAGACGATTTACGGCTCGGATCGCGTCGGCAATATACGGTCGGACAACGCATGCTTCATGTTCGGGGAACAGGTTTTCTGCCTCGGCGGCGATAATATCGCGCACGTTAACCGAATACGCGGCTCGTCGATCAAGTACTGCTACGGCGACGAGGTGGCGACTTGGAATCCAGAAGTCTTTGAAATGCTCAAAAGCCGACTGGACAAGCCGTATTCCTGCTTCGACGGGGCGCTGAACCCGCAAAGTCCGGGACATTGGCTGAAACAGTTCCTTGACAGCGACGCGGACATATACCAACAGCATTACACGATCTTCGACAATCCGTTTCTGCCGCCTGAATTCGTAGAAAATCTGTGCAAGGAATATGCCGGAACGGTGTACTATCAGCGGTACATCATGGGCGAATGGGCGTTGGCAGAAGGGCTCATTTATCCGATGTATCAGGAAGCCGTGGGAATACCGCCAGACGCGCGGAAAGAACAAGTTGCCTTGTCTATCGACTACGGCACGATGAATGCGTTTGCGGCGATTCTGTGGGCGAGATATGGCGATGTGTGGTATGCCGTGGACGAATACTACTACTCCGGGCGCGACGAAGGGATGCCGAAGACGGACGAAGAGTATGCGGACGCACTGGACGGCTTTACGGCTGGCTACGGAGACGCGAACAACAAACTGCGGACGATCATAGACCCGTCTGCGGCTTCGTTTATCGCGCTTCTTCGAAAGCGAAAGAAGTACCGTGTTCTTCCCGCCGACAACGACGTTCTGGACGGAATACGCGAAACAGCAACGTGCTTGCAGACGGGGAAGATCAAGATAAGCCCGAACTGCAAGAACTGGCTGAAAGAAGCGCAAGGGTACGTCTGGGACGAAGATTCTGCGGAAGACAGACCGATCAAGATTAACGATCATTGTTTGTCTGCCGATACTCTTGTACAGACAGAAGAAGGCGACGTTCCTATTTCTGATCTTGTCGGGAAGACTGGCTATGTATGGAGCTTCAATACCGCAACAAGGCAAGCAGAACTGAAACCGTTTTATGGAGTTCGTAAGACAAGGGAAAAAGCAGACCTTTTGTTAATAACGCTTGAAGATGGTAGAAAAATTAAATGCACAGAGAATCATTTAATACTTACTAAACGCGGGTACACGCAAGCAAAGTATCTGAAAGAATCGGACAAAATAGTTGCAATAACGGATTGAACGCGATATAATATCGTTGAAAGGGGCGATATTATGATTCAATATTTTGACAACTATGATTTGGCTTGTGTGGACGGTTATTCTTTCAGGAGCGACAAAAAAACTGGTTATTATTTGTCTTCAATCAAAATCGGAGACAAAAGAATGCGTCTTCATGTTTACGTCTGGGAGAAAGCAAACGGAAAGTTGCCGAAAGGATATAGCATACATCACAAAGATAAAAACAAGAGGAACAACGAAATCGAAAACCTTGAATTGCTTACAAGAAAAGAACATGCGGAATTGCACGGAAGGACAACGAGCGAAGACCGGCGCACGTTGATGGCAAAGAATGTTATGGAAAACGCAATGCCAAAAGCGAAGGCATGGCACGGAACAAGCGCAGGTATTCAATGGCACAGAGACCACGCAAAAGATGTATGGGAAAAAGCACAACTGCGCAAATATCTATGTACATTTTGCGGAAAAGAATTTGAAACAAAAAACAGCTATACAGAAGGAAGCAATACATTTTGTTCAAACAAATGCAAAGCCGCGTTTCGCCGTGCGTCAGGGGTAGACGATATTACAAAAATCTGCGAGAGGTGCGGGAATGAGTACAGAGCCAACAAATACCAGAAAACAAAATATTGTCCGAATTGCAAAGATCGAAAGAATACCCGCAGAAGCGGTGTATAACATGGAGGTTGAGGACAATCACAATTTTGCTGTAAACGGAGGGATAATCGTACACAACTGCATGGACGCGACGAGGTATTTTGTAAAAACGATGAACATTGTAAAGCCGAGAAACGCTTACATTCCGTCTTATATGAGGTGACGCAATGATTACTTATCAGGATTTTCTCGCGGTACCGGAAGACAACGAAGCAGCAAGAGCGGAGTTCGTGAAGAGGGTTATCAATAACCACAAGGACAGCCCCGCGTATCGCACGGCGAAGACCGCAGAGGAGTACGACTGCTGCAGGAATACGACCATATTGCAGTACCAGAGGATGATAACCACGGTGACGGGCCAGAAGGTGCCGGACAATCAGAACGCCATGCACCGGTGCACAAGCAACTTCTTCAACATCTTCACGACGCAGCTCAACCAATACCTGCTCGGAAACGGCGTGATTTGGAAGGGCGACGCGGAGAAGGCGCTGGGGACGGACTTCGACACAAGATTGCAGGAAATCGGAAAGAGTGCGCTTGTCGATGGGCAGGCGTTCGGCTATTTCAACCTGGATCACGTGGAAGTGTTCAAGCTGACGAACTTTGCGCCGCTTTACGACGAAGTTGACGGAGCTCTCGCAGCCGGAGTAAGGTTCTGGCAGATCGACGAAACGAAGCCGCTGCGGGCCACGCTGTACGAGATGGACGGGGTCACCAACTACCTGTGGATCACGCAGGACAGGACGGCGAAGCTGGACGAACGGTGGAGACCTATCGCCCAGGACACGTACATGATGGACAGGGTGCCGTACAAAATGACGAAGGTCACGACGGAGGCCGACGGCGTGGAGCTGTACAAGGGCGAGAACTACCCGGAGTTCCCGATTGTGCCGATGTGGGGGAATCCGCATCACCAGAGCGAGCTGGTCGGGATGCAGGAGAAAATCGACGCGTACGATTTCATCCTGAACGGGTTCGAGGACGACCTGGACAACGCGGAGCTGTACTGGATCATCAAGGGCGCGGGAGGAATGGACGACGTGGATTTGAGGGACTTCCTCAGCAGGCTCAGGAACGTCAAGGCCGCAGCACCGGCAGACGGCCAGGAAGTCGAAGCGGTGAGCGTGGAGATTCCGTACGAGGCCAGGGAGCGCCTGCTGGACAGGCTGGAAAAGCAGCTGTACCGGGATGCTATGATTATGAACCCGGACGACCTTGCCAGCGGCGCGGCCACGGCGACACAGATCAGGGCGGCATACGAGCGTCAGAACGTCAAGGCCGACCAATTTGAATACTGCGTGATCGAGTTCATCACAGGTATCCTGAGAATCGCCGGTGTGGAGGATGAACCGACATTTACCCGCAGCACCATCGTGAACGTGCAGGAAGAGGTACAGACGGTGGTGATGGCTGCGGCGTATCTGGGGAGCGAGTACACTACGAGGAAGATTCTCACTCTGCTGGGAGACGGCGACCAGGCAGACGAAATCATCAAACAGGTGGACGCGGAGAACATGGACAGGCTGGGAAGCATCACGGGTGACGAAGACGAAGAGACTTGAGACGGCGGAGCGGGAGAAGAAGCATGAGCGAAGAAGAACTGGAAGTGCTGAGGGAAACAGCAAGAGCTTTATGGGCGGCAGTACAACAGGCGGCGGAGCAGTTCTTGGAGGAAACGGAAAAGGCGATGCAGGCGTATTCCGAGCTTGTGGCAGAGACGATTGCGCCAGCGGTAGAAGTCCTTGTCAAAGCGATTACCAAATACATCGAAGAAACCGAAAGAGCGGAAAGCTGCGCCCGGAGGCAGCGGAACAGGCCTCCGAAGAACCTGATGCATAGATGGACGGCTCCGGCCAGAAGAATCGTGCCGTACGCAAGGAGGGGATGTTGAATGGAAAACCTGCTGGAAGAGTGGGGAATGAGGCTGGGGCTTTCGGATTGGGTAATCAAGCTGGAAGACAACTGCGAGCCGGACGAAATGGAGGCGGAAGACTGCGTCGGATGCGCCAGCTATGCCGAGGTCAACAAGTGCGCCAGAATCCAGATTCTCGACCCGAAATTCTACGGAAACCGGCTCAGGCCCTTCGACTACGAAAAGACGCTGGTACACGAGCTTTTGCACATAAAGATGGGATTCATCGGCGACGGGGTAAGCGACCTGCAGGAGAGGGTAGTTCACCAGATCATCGATGACCTCGCAAGGGCATTCGTGGACGCGAAGAGGCAGGGACAGAAGCATGAGTGATGCGGGGCACAAGGAAACAGACGAGCTCCTGGAAGAGATGGAAGAAAAGCTGAGGAAAGAGTACAGGCAGGCGGTTAAGGAGACACAGGCGAAAGCAGAGGATTACTTCAAACGATTCGCGGCCAAAGACGAAAAGTGGCGGGCGAGAGTCGAGGCGGGCGAAGTAACGGAAAAAGAATGGTTGGAGTGGCGCAAAGGCCAATTCCTCGTCGGACAGAGGTGGGAGGAGATGCGGGACACGCTGGCCCAGGACTACCATAACGCAAATGTGATGGCTCGCAGCGTCGTGAATGGGTATATGCCGGAGGTCTACGCGCTGAACCACAACTACGCCACGTTCCAAGTCGAAAAAGGCTCAAAGCTGGACACGTCGTACACGCTTTACGACAGGCAGACGGTGGAGAGGATCGCAAGAGACAACCCGGAGATATTACCTCCGCCGGGAAAGAACATGAAGGCGAAAATTGCGGCGAACAAGGATATTGCGTGGCAGGAAGGGCAGATACAGTCAGCGACGATGCAGGCAATCTTACAGGGCGAGAGCATCGACGGTATGGCGAAGAGGATTTGCAGAGACCTAGGTAACACGGATTACGCATCGGCGGTGAGGTACGCCAGGACTGCGACAACGGGCGCGGAGTGCGCCGGGAGAAGGGACGCATACCAGAGGGCGCAGGGTATGGGAATACCGGTGAAGCAGACGTGGGTGGCGACGCTGGACGGAAGGACAAGGCACAGCCACAGAGAGATGGACGGAGAGACGGTAGACGTAGGGGATAGCTTCTCAAACGGGTGCGAATATCCCGGAGACCCGGCAGGCCCGCCGGAAGAGGTCTGGAACTGTTTTCCTGGAAAAACGAAAGTAGCCCCTGACAGTGAAATAGTCAGGAGCTACCGGCATTGGTATTCTGGAGATTTAATCGAAGTCGAAACAACCGGAGGCGTAAATTTCTCCTGTACCCCGAATCACCCAATACTTACACCTAGCGGGTGGGTTCATGCCAATTTGCTTCACGATGGAGACGACATTCTCGTAGCACAAATCAGCAACATTGATGCGGCGAGGGTCGATCCAGACATAAAGCATATTCTTCCCAGCTTTAAGGCAATTCATCAGCTTTACAGCAAACTTCCCGGAAAGCGGGCTCGCGGTTTGAGTGTGGATTTCCACGGCGACGTTGCCACATCCAATGTCGAGGTTATAAGCAAGGAACGGCTCTTGCGGAAAGACCTCAACACCAGCGGCGCGAAGTCTGGAAGCAAATTCATCCTCAAAGATTCCGTACCGTTTATTCTTCGCAAGAGCCATCTTGTGTCTCGTCTCTGGCGAGTTCACGTAACCGCGCTTGGCCTCGTGCGCAGCATTGGAAAGCCTGTTCCTTTCCTCTGGAGAGGCCTGGGACATTCTGAGATACATGGATTCAGAGCGATCTCTTATATGGACACCGTTCTCCCGAAGTACACGATAGACGACTTGCCTGCTGAAACCGAAATCCGAAGCGAGCTGCTTGATGGACTTTCCGGAAACGTACTTATTGACCATATCCGAAGCATTAAAATCAAATCTTTTCGCGGCCACGTTTACAACCTCCAAACCGAAAGCGGATATTATCTTGCTGGGAACATTTTAACACATGACCGCAGAAGAAGCAACGGCAATATGATAATAGCGAAAAACTGCAGGTGCACGACTATTGCACAGATTGAGGGATTCGAGAGAGACGTCACGGACACGGATTTGCGGCATAATGAGCACCTGGGAGACATGTCATACGATGAGTGGAAAAGTGCGCATAGAAAAGGAAAATAAAAATCATGGATATGCAAATCAGAATCACAGAAGACAACACGGACGAAGTAATCTCGGCCAAAGATGGGGCGGTCATGCGGGCGCTGGAAGCCATCGGCCTGCAGGCGGAAGGATATGCGAAGCTGAAAGCGCCGGTTGATACCGGATTACTCAGAAACAGCATAACTCACGCCGTTTCTGGACAGAAGCCAGCACTCGAAAAGTACAAGTCGAACAGTACGCATGCTTCTACGAAAGCCACAGAGAAAGCGGGGACGGCAGGAAAGGCAGTGTCTCCGGTCAGGGAAGGAAGCTATTCGGACAGCGTCCCGGGTGGAGAAGCCGCCGTATATATCGGCACAAACGTCGAATATGCAGCGTAGAAAAACATGCGCCCTCATGCAGTAATGCATGTTGAAAATCGGGCAAAATCGGAAAAAGCTAAAGCGTTTTACTTGACTGCTTCCACCGAATAAGGTACAATAATGAGCGGAGGTGGGAACATGAAAAACGTCAAAAACGACCTAACAGGGAGAAGATTCGGAAGACTGTCCGTGATCGGAGTAGACGACAGGGGAACTCGAAAAACATACTTTTGGTGCAAGTGCGATTGCGGAACAGTTAAGTCAATCCGTGGTGATGGGCTGTTATCGGGAAGCATCGTGTCATGCGGATGCAAAAAGCGAGAGCAAGACAGGATCAACCTCGAAGCAAACCACAAGCACAAAATGAGCCACACGAGGCCATATGAAATCTGGCAAGGGATGAAAGGCAGATGCTACAATCCCCACGACACAAGGTATGATAGATACGGAGGACGTGGCATAACGGTTTGTGATGAATGGAAAGAGGATTTCGCTAAGTTTTATGAATGGGCGTTGAACAACGGGTACAGCGAGAATCTCACCATCGACCGGATTGACAACGACAAAGGCTATTTCCCGGAAAACTGTAGATGGGTCGATCAAGAGACTCAGGCGAGGAATAGGGCATCGAACGTTCGCATTAAGATCGGTAATGCAACGAAAACCCTGACCGAATGGTGCGAAATCTTTGAACTCGATTACAAAACAGTTTTCGCCAGATACAGGAGAAATGGCTTCATCGGAATCAACGAACTGTTTAACGGCTAATTCCGAGGTAAGCGGGAACAGCACCCGCCACCGTAGAGCGTAGAAGGTGAGCGAAAAGCGAGCAATAATCCTTCCAAGAGTGCCCGACGACCTGTACGCAGGCCGATGATGTACGCCGATCTTATGGGAAACCACAAGAGGCAGAGGATAAAAAGCCTTTGCGATAACAAAATGATGTAGAGTATGGTACCAGGCGCACAAAAGCGCAGCCGTTCCTAAAACCGGCGGTGCAGGATCATGCAGAAGAGTACAAAAGAATCGCAGAAAGTTTCCTCAAAGGACAATGACCCCTTGACAGACCGAAAAAAAGACGATATTTTATAAGAAAAGACGCTATAAGGGGCATAACCGGAGGACAACGCAGGAGAAAGCATGATCGAGTACACGGTAAAGCAGCCGGAGCCGACCGCAGGGAAGCGGCAGCTCACGGACAAGCAGATACAGACGATCAACAGCATCTTGTCGAAAGATCAACGGGTAGAGCTGATTCCCACAAAAACGGGTGTTACAGTGTTCCGAGTACGCAGAGAAGAAGTCAAGGGCGAACGCTGAAAGAGAATCAAGAGAATCAAGAGAATAACCCCGGATGCGTAGCGCCGCGCATCCCGCAAGTACTGCACACAGCATAGGCCGTGGGGAAGGCGCTCCATATTGTACCTCGTCATAAGCGTTTGACGGGAAGCATCAGGGCGGTGACTTGTAAGCAATCCTTACAAGTTGCCGCTCTTTTTTCATGCCGTCTTAGCTCAGATGGCAGAGCAGCCGACTTGTAATCGGCAGGTCTGAGGTTCGAATCCTCACGGCGGCTCCAAAAAGCGCGGTGGTGGAATAAAGGCCCTGTGTACGATCGGGGCCGGTGCGGTGACCGGAACCGCATCAGTAGACACAAGGCTTGACCTCCTGGCCTGGTTCGCAAGGAAGCGAGCATGCGGGGTGAAAATCCCCGCCCGCGCAACGGTATATCGAGGCGAGACACTGCCTTGAATATAAATCAATCGAAGAGGCGAGACACAGCCTCCCGAAACAAAGGAGATTGGAAAATGGCGACTTTTTCGGTGAAACAGATCAAGGCTCTGCTGTCCGAGCATGGGATGCCTACTGAGCATCTTGACGCTGCGGCAGAGGAAGTCTGCTCCCGGCACAACGCCGTGCTGGACAGCATCAAGGAGGAGCGCGACAGCTACAAGAAGGATGCCGAGACACTGGCAACCGTTCAGAAAGAGCTGAACGAGCTCAAAGCCAAGCCCGGAGATGAGTACAAGGAAAAGTACGAGAAGCTCCAGAAGGAGTACGAGGACTACAAGACCGCGACGGAGAATGAGAAAGTTCTCGCAGCGAAGAAGGCAGCTTACACGGAGGTCTGCAAGGATGCGGGCCTGAATGAGAAGGGCGTTGCCAAGGCGGTCAAATACGCCGACTGGAACACCGTCGAGCTTGACGAAGCCGGGAAAGTCAAGGACGCGAAGACCCTTATCAAGACGCTCAAGGAAGAGTGGGCGGAACACGTCAAGAAGACCGAAACCACCGGCACGAAGACGGAGAATCCGCCCGGAAACAGCGGAGGCCAGTATAAGACCCGCGACGAGATCATGGCGATCAAGGACGACAACACGCGGCAGAAGGCAATCGCTGAAAATCACGAATTGTTCGGCTTCTAGCCGGACGGAAAGGACAAAAAATGCCTGATAACATCACTACCGGCGCGGAAACCAATCTTATTACCACCGCGCAGATGGCAAAGGCCCGCGAGGTGGATTTCACCCTGAGATTCACCGGCACGATCCTGCGGAAGCTCATGGAGGCCCTTGGGGTCACCAGGAAGATTCCGATGATCGACGGCACCACAATGTACTACTACACCACCACCGGCACCCTGCAGAGCGGCAGCGTGGGTGAGGGCGAGGTCATTCCCCTGAGCCAGTATCAGCGGAACAAGATTGCCATCGGAAACATCACCCTCAAGAAGTGGCGGAAAGCCGCCAGCGCCGAAAGCATCCTCAAGAGCGGGTACAGCGAGGCCGTCCGGGAGACCGACACGAAGCTGCTGCAGGACGTCCAGACCGGCATCCGCACCGACTTCTTCGACTATCTGAAGGCCATCGACGCCACCGTCGTCGGCGCGGACAACCTGCAGAAGGTTCTCGCGAAGACCTGGGGCAACCTGCAGGTGCTGTTCGAGAACGACGCGGTGGAAGTCGTGCACTTCCTGCACCCGCTGACGATTGCCGATTACCTCGGCACGGCCAGCATCTCCGTGCAGACCGCGTTCGGCTTCAACTATATCGCGGACTTCATGGGCCTTGGCACCGTCATAATGACCTCACAGATTCCCCAGGGCACGGTCATCTCGACCGCGAAGGAAAACCTCATCATGTACTACGTGCCCGTGTCCAGCGAAGCCCTTTCGGCCTTCGGCCTGACGGCGGACGAAACCGGCTTCATCGGCATCAAGAGCGGCTATCCGACCAATGAACGTGCCCAGGTCGAAACCCTGGTTATGAGCGGCATCCAGTTCCTCGTCGAGTATGCCAGCGGCGTCGTGTTCGGGCAGATCGACAGCACTCCCAGCCTGCAGAGCATCACCGTGACCTCCGAGGCGGGCACTGGCTCCGGTGATACCAAGATCACGCTGTCCAGCTATTCCCCCGGCACTGGTGAGAAGTATGTCTATAAGTTCGGCGCGTCCTCCGCTCCCACCGTGACCTACGGTCAGAAGCTGGGCAGCACTTGGACCGAAATGACTTCTCCTGCCAACATCGCGGCTGGCTCCAACACCAAGATCACCGTCGCCTCCGTTGACGCAAACGGTCGCGCTCAGGCCGCCGGTTCCGCCGACGTGTTAAAAAACACGTAACGACGCTATCTGGGCTGGAGATAGCGTCGGTAACGCTCGACCCGACGTTTGACAGCGACACGGTCGAGTACACAGCCGAAACCACGGACGATGAGAACAAGGTGACGGCGACACCCACGGCAACCGGAGCCGAAGTCGTAATCATGCTCGGAGACACCGAAGTCACCAATGGCGGCAACGCCACGTGGGAAACCGGAGAGAACGTGCTTACGATCACGGTTACGGCGGACGAGACGCACTCCACGGAGTACACCGTCACCGTCACCAAAGAAGCTCCTGGACCTCAGGAGCCCTAAGGACAGAGAGGGGCAGAGCATATGCTTACGCAGATTTGCCAATACCTGCGCAACTGGTTTGCGAGAGAAAAACTGTTTGGGACATTCAAAGTCGAAAACGGTGTGTTGACATTTGCGGACGGCGAAGCACTGCCCTTTCTCGGCAACCAGTATTTCCGCGTGGTCGGGAGCGTTTTCAACGACGGAGTGAAGCAGGCCGGAGTTGACGAGCTGCAGGACGAACCGGCATTCTCCGGTGCAATATGGTCGATGGCAATTCCGCAGGAAATTATCGACCTCGACGGAGAAATCGAGAACTGGACCGAGAAAAATGCGGAGGTCATAAACAGCCCGTACAGCAGCGAGAGCTTCGGAGGTTACAGCTACACAATCCGCACCAATTACAGTGCTCAGGGAGGATCAGCGCAGATAGCGTGGCAAGACGTATTTGCGAAGCAGCTCGGTCCCTGGCGCAAAATCTAGGGGGTCAACATGTCTCTGCTTAACGAAGCGATGGAAGCATGCGTGATGCTGGATAAGAGAACCACATCCGACGGGCGTGGAGGGGTAATTACCACATGGGCGGACGGAGCGGGATTCTCCGCCGCCATTGTGTTTGATTCGTCCATGGAAGCGAGACGAGCGGAGGCCCAGGGAGTTACGGCGCTGTACACCGTTACGACGACAAAGGCCATCAACCTGCAGTATCACGATGTTTTCAGAAGGGAAAGCGACGGCAAGGTATTCCGGGTTACGTCTGACGGAGACGACAAGCACACCCCGGCCAGCGCAGGCCTGAACATGAGGCAGGTGACCGCGGAAGAGTATGCGCTCCCGACAGGTGAATAATGTGGACAGATACGAAGCGCAATACGGATTCTGGTCGAGCTTCGGAGTACCGGCATATGAGCGAAACAGCGTACCGGACTATGACGACCTTACATTCCCGTATATCACTTACGAGGCAGCGGCCACACCGTTCGAGGGTGAGGTTACGGTAGAAGCCTCCATCTGGACGCGATCCACCTCTTGGCAGGGGGCGGATGCGCTCTCAGATGCGGTGGAAAGTAAGCTAAAAAACGGAGGAGAAGTGCTGAGGTACGACGAAGGGATCGTGTGGGTTACGGCCGGAAATCCGTTGGCGCAGAACATGGGAGACCCGGACGACGATGCGATAAAGCGAAAGCTGCTGAGCGTACAGCTACATTTCTTCTGACGAATATGCCGCTCTAGGCGGCAGGAAAGGAAAACGATATGGGCATTTTTACCAAGGTCGCCAGCGATGCCTTCGAATCTCTCCAGCTTGATGCTGGCGTCCTGCTGACGGCTTTTGACCCTGCGAACCCCTACGTCGCTCCTACGGACGGCGTAATTCTCGCCACGACCACTGGCGGCATCAATCCGACCTGTGAGCCGACTTACAGCGACTTCGGCGAGGACGTTGACAACGTGCCGAATAACATGATGGAGTTCAAGCACCTTGACGGCTGGAACTGCGCCATGGCGTTCAGCAGCATCAAGTTCAACGCCGCGAACATCGCCTGGTCTCTCGGCGCGTCCGATACGACCACTCTCAGCAACGGTGTGAAGAAGATCGTGCCTCGGCGCAATCTCGCTCTGACTGACTTCGCCGATATCTGGTGGGTTGGAGACAAGGCCAATGGCGGCGCGTTTGCCGTCCGCCTGAAGAACGCACTGTCCACTGGCGGTCTGAACATTCAGTCCACCAAGAACGGCAAAGGCACAAATCAGGTGACGCTGACCGGGCATGTGAGCATCGACGCTCAGAACGATATGCCGATGGAGTTCTACGACATTCCGCCTCAGAACGGCGCGACCACAATTTCCGTTACGCAGAAGCTTACCAATGCCACCAGCAGCTACAGCGGAACGAGCGTTGAGGAAGGTGCGTCCCTGACCGCCACCATCACGGCGGCATCCACTTACGAGCTGGATGAAGGCGATATCGTCGTTACGATGGGCGGCGTTGACATCACCGACCTGTGCTGCACGATCAGTACCACCGGGAGCATCAGCATCAGCGCGGTGACTGCTCCTGTGGTAATCACCGTCAACGCGACCAAATCCACCTAAGGGAGAGTAAGAAATGGCAGAACGTACCAACGAAGAGAAGCTTGAGCTGTTCGCTGATCTTCTCGAGCCTGCGGCAGTGCTCATTGGGGATAAGGAGCTGCGAGACATCATAAATCGAGGAGAACCAAAGATTCGGGCAGCAGCGGCGGCAATCCGAAACCACAAGAGTGAGGTCATTACGATTCTTGCGCGGATGGATGACGTACCCGTCGAAGAGTACCGGGTAAATCTGCTGGCGCTTCCGGTTAAGCTGGTGCGTCTGCTGAACAAGCCGGAGATCAAAGAGCTTTTTACTGGAGCAGAGCAGATGAACGACGCCGAGTTTTCTGGCTCTGCTACGGAGATTACCGGGGACGGCGTCAACTGACGCCGTTCCTGCGTTATGCGAAAGCTAGGGAGCGTCAAGAGTTTATAGACCTGTCGTACAAGACTTACGTCACAGACTCGCTGAAGCTCCACGGCGAGAACAAGTATATGTCTGGCAGGTGGTTGGACACCATAGTTCCGAAGCCACCACCTGAGCCAGAAGACCCAAGGCCGTGCAAGGAGATAGCGGCTGACATCTGGAAAAGGATTCGGGGTGATGATTGATGGCTAGTTTGTCTCCGTTTACTCTTGAAGCGATACTCAGGCTGAACAGCAGCGAATACGATAAAGGACTTAACAACGCCCTGAACTCCGGGAGCAAGCTAGGAGGCGCACTCAAGACCGCCTTTTCCGTTGGTGCTGCCGCTGTCGGTGCGGCTACCACTGCAATCACCGCGTTTGCCGGAAGTTCAGTAAAAGCAGGCATGGAATTTGATTCCTCCATGTCCCAAGTAGCGGCTACAATGGGGTACACGGTTGAGGAATTGAACACAGCAGGTAGTGATGCGGAAAATACATTCCAGCAGCTATCCGAATTCGCACAGCAAATGGGCAGCACCACTGCATTCTCTGCGTCACAAGCAGCGGACGCTTTGAATTATATGGCGCTTGCCGGTTACGATGCTGATACGGCAATGACGATGCTGCCTAATGTCCTGAATCTTGCAGCAGCAGGAAACATCGAATTAGCCGCAGCGTCCGACATGGTTACTGATGCTCAGTCAGCGCTTGGGCTTTCCTTGGATGAAACAGCGGAGCTTGTAGACAAAATGGCAAGGGCCAGCAGCAAGAGCAACACAAGTGTTGAGCAGCTCGGAAGTGCCATACTCACCATTGGCGGAACAGCGAAATCAATGGCTGGTGGCACAACGGAATTGGCAGCGGCTCTCGGAGTACTCGCAGACAATGGTATCAAGGGCGCGGAAGGTGGCACGGCGTTAAGAAACGTACTGCTAGGTATACAAAGTGGAAAGTTTGAAGATTACTTTGGTGCACTTGGCGTTCAGGCTTATGATGCAGGTGGAAATCTCCGTGATTTGAGCGATATCCTCAATGACATGAACACAGCCATGGAGGGTATGACAGATCAGGAAAAGACTGAACTTATAAACCAAGTCTTCAACCGACAAGACCTCAAATCCATCAATGCGCTGCTGGCAACAACAACAGGCAGGTGGGACGAGCTTACTGTTGCAATTGAAAACTCCGAAGGCGCAGCGCAGGCAATGGCAGAAGTTCAGCTAGACAACCTGGCTGGAGACATTACGCTGTTTAAGTCGGCTCTTGAGGGGGCAAAAATCGCAATATCTGACGGTCTCACGCCGAGCCTTAGAGAATTCGTCCAGTTTGGCTCCAGCGCGATATCAACGCTTACTGAAGCCTATAAAGAGGGCGGTATAGACGGAGCAATGGAGGCATTTGGTACTGTCCTATCAGACGGACTATCACGTGTCGTTTCGAGACTACCGGAAATCGTAAAAGCAGGCACGACATTGCTCAAGGCGTTGCTCCGTGGAATCTCCGACAACATCGGCCTAATTACAGACACGGCTATGGAGATCGTTATGAGTCTGGTTGAGTTCATCTTGGACTCGCTACCGGATGTCATCAGGATAGGACTGGACATCATTGTTGCACTGGCAAAAGGCATCGCCGAGAGCATCCCTGAGCTGATACCGGCTATCATTGACGTAGTGCTCGAAATCATTGACATACTCACCGACCCGCAAAACCTCAGCGCGTTGGTTGAAGCCGCCATAGCCATCATGCTTGCGCTTACAAACGGGCTTATTGAAGCTATGCCGAGGCTGATAGAGAAGCTTCCGGAGATTATCGCAAATCTGGTAGAAGCTCTGATTCAAAATGCCCCTCTGCTGATTCAGGCCACGGTGCAAATCTACGCTGCAATTGCCAAAGGGATGATACAAAACATACCCGTATTGCTGAGTGCAATCGGGGAGGTATTTGCGCCTTTGATTGATGCTGTCGGGGAGTGGCTTTTAAGCGTGTCGGATGCTGTGGATACGTGGTTCGAAACCAATATCATACAGCCTTTAGGTGAGTTTTTCGAAAAACTTTTCCAAGGCATAGCAGAATTCTTTTCTACGGCCTGGCAGGGCATAAGCGAGTTTTTTGAAACTGTATGGCAGGGTATTACTGGCTTCTTCTCTGAAACGTGGCAGAAGATTGAGGACTTTTTTAACCCTCTGATTGACTTTGTGCGGCCTATCTTGGACGCACTGCAATACCTGTTCGAAACGATCTGGGAGGCCATCAAAATAGTTGTCTCCCGCGCTATGGACGCCATCAGCGAGAAGATTACGGCAATATGGAACGCAATTACTACGTTCCTGAACAACGAAATCTTAGAGCCTTTGAAACAGACGTTCGAACGGATATGGGGAGCAATCAAGACCTTTGTGTCTGAAACGACAGACAGGATAAAAGAGAAGGTTACAAGTACCTGGGAGGAGGCCAAAACCTCAGTATCCAGCGTTTTGGACAGTATCAAGGACAAGATCAAAACAATATGGAACAGCATCAAGACTTTCGTTAGTGATGAAATTCTCGACCCGTTGAAGCAGGAGTTCTCGGATGGATTTAATACCATCTACGACAAAGTAAAGGAGCCTCTTGACAAGGTAAAATCCACCATCGAAGATACATTTAACGGTATTAAGAATTTCATCAACGGGCTTATCAGAGAGGCACTGAGTTGGGGCGCAGACCTAATCAACAACTTTGTCAGTGGTATAACGTCAACCGTTGACAACGTAGCCGGTACGATTAGCAATGTTGCGGACACGATTAGGGACTTCATCGGCTTCTCTGAACCGGACCTCGGTCCACTGAGCAATTTTCACACGTTCGCACCGGATATGATGAAGCTGTTCGCCCAGGGCATCCGGGACAACGAGCATCTGATAACGGACCAGCTTGAAAAGTCGTTTGATTTCGGAGACATGTTGACCGTCAGTACCGCAGACATTGATGCTGGGAGATCAGGCAGAGAACCCGCTGCAAATCAGCGAATCTATACGCCGGAAGAGATTGCCACTGCAATCAGCCGTGCGCTGGAAGGCACCGGTGTCTATATGGACGGAAGAAAAATCGGCATGCTGGTCACGGAATATCAGACAAGTCGTGCAAGAATGATGGGGGTCTAAAATGGACGTAACCCTGACGATCAACACCAGGGACTTTTCTGGCAGGTTGAGCAAGTACAGTGTTAAACATGAGCCGATAGTCCGAAAAGTCGTGACAACTATGGACTACGTGGAACACGTTGCGATTGAACGATACCGAACGATCATCCGGTTTGCGCTTATTCCAATATCGGATGATGACGCAGAGTATGATTATGCTGCCCTCAGTGAAGGAGTTTTTTCAGCCACCTACACAGACCCCTACGCAGGCGCAGATGTTTCACAAATGATGCGTCTTAACACCAATCTCTCTGCCGCATATGGAATTAAATCCGCAGACGGAAATCACTACTACAAAGGCGGAGAGATTGAACTGCGGGCCATAGCTCCTGGGTTGGGGGAGGAGCAGGAGGAATATTAAGTGCTGCCAACAAGTGTAACCTACCAGTTTATAACTGAAGGTAGGCATGAGTTTCAGTGGAAGATAGAACTCGGTGATGGAACAGTATTCGGAGACGAGTATATTGTTCACAAAATTGGATCCGCCGACTGTTCGCCGAGGATCGTTCGCCAGATGTTTCCAAATGGGGAGCCGTCGGTTGGTAATTGCATTTCTGCCGAATTTACCGCCACGCTGCTATTGAGATCATCGAGAATACCGAGATACTCGAAGATCATTCCGTATTTTATGGCTGTTTCCGATACCGGGCTGGCGAGTGACTGGTACCAAGCAGGTGAGTTCTTTATTGATAGCCGGTATTACGATCAAGAAACAGAAACTCTGCTTATCAAATGCTACGACGCGATGCTCAAGGCCGATGGTGCTGGAGGCAGTACGTATTACGAGCTGTCTTCGATCAGCACATGGCCTTCGCCTGCATCAGACGTTGTGGAAGATATCGCTCAACTGATCGGCGTAACAATAGACAGCAGAACTTCAATAGAATCCGGTTTTATGGTCAAGGACCCCGGCAATCTCAACCCGAGAGAAGTGCTTGGGTATATTGGGGCGGAGCATGCCGGAAACTGGTGCATAACCCATCTCGGACAATTGAGACTTGTCCCGATCTGTGGTTCAGACGCCACGACGATTCCTCTTGGGCTTAATGAGGAATCATTGACCGTCGGAAACACATATCCTGTCTACAAAAAGTTCTTGCTTGTTAAGGACAACGCGACATCATACAGCAAATCTGGAGAGGGTAGTGGAATCACACTTTCGGCAGAATCCCCTTGGGCAACACAGACAAAGGCAAATTATGGTTACTCTGTGATTTCCGGTCTATACTATCAGCCGTTTAGCGCAAATAGTGCGTTTGTTGACCCTGCTGCCGAGCTGGGGGACAGAGTATCATTTACGGTATCTGGTCACACAATTCGCTCGTACCTGTGGACTTCTGATCTGACATGCAGTGAACATGCTACATCTTCAATCAGTGCACCTGGAGGAGACGAGCTTAATCACGAATACCCCTATATCAACATTTCAAAGCGCAGAATGCGTCACATCGAGGACGAGATGGACGATCTGGAGGAAGAGATACTTGAGGAGGTTGACTCCAGAATATCATCGTCTATGGTATCGTATCTGTATGCAGATCAAGGGGATATTTCAGAGCTGACAGTAGACGAACTCTCTACATCACGCAGAGTGCTGAAATATAATTTGCAAGACACAACAGACGACAACTATATAAAAATCAAGGGACAATTTCTGCGGTTCATGACTGGCACAGTCACGTCCATTACACCTGTACAGGCAAAAAACAGAAAGAATCAAAATCTGTATTGGCAACGCCAACCGACAGGGCATGACGCAGATGGTCACCCGTATGATTCAGAAGGTCAAATCCCTGCCGGTGTACAGGTTACAAACTGGCCGGTTTATACTTATACGTATACGGAAATGGTCAAAACGGAACTCGCGTTCAACCTTGAGGGTGCTAACTACGTTCCTATGCTTACGATGGGTGCCGGGGATGAAAATGGTAGAACAAAGGCAATTCTCCACAAAAAAGCAAGCGGATTCGACATATCGTTTGTAGATACGCAGGGACGCGAACAAGGACTGACAATGAACTCTGCTGGTTATATGGACATTTACGGATTGAGAAAGCCAACAGGATTGTTTTTTGGAGGATGGGATTCCGGCTACTTTACAGTAGTATTGGATGGGGGCCAAGTAAACAATTACTTGGTAAACTTTGATTATCGGGGGTATCCAATCAGTATTATAGACGGAGACGGGCACGAAACGGTGGTGAGTTGGTAATGTCATACGACAGAGATTCGTTTCTCGCTGGGCTTGCTGTTGGGATGACAATATGGGGCCCTCCGGTAACGTCTCCATTTGATCAGACCAGAGGACAAAACACAGAAGACGAGGACGAAGAGGAAAGAGAGGGAGGAGAGGAATGAGGTATGACCTTAACTCCTTTATTGCTGGTATAATGACCGGAATGCGCCTTAGTAGAGTTCCGGGCGGAAAGCAAAAGCCAGCTCCGTCTGGAGTATATATCATGTCAGAAGATGACCACAAAATTATTGCCGAACAAGAACGAAACTGGAACGGCGTAACCATCTTCGATACTGATATATGGTATACTCTTGCAGATCCTGTTATAGTCTACGGAAGAACATGTACAGAAGCACTGTACAGGCTTTCTATAGAGCATTCGGCAACTGAAGAAGAATTTGATTATTTTCAGGCAAATTTTTTTTACGCAGATCTTGGCGATAGAGTGATGGACGTGGTCGTGTTTGTAGACCGGGACCCACGTTTTGAAGATGATTACTGGCCGGACAGGCTGAAAAGAATCCATGAGCATGTTACCTACAAAACTGCTGACGGGTCGTTTAGCTATACAAAACACTTCGCTGTTAGTTTGAATAGCACCGGTATAAATGATAGTTTTGACTATTGGTTTGGTATTGGTGAGCTTTCGTATGACCAACCTGCTGGTGTTGATACTTGGTTTGAAGGGACAGTCGCAGAGTTACATGCTTTTATGGCAAACAGACCGTATGTCAACCTGCTGACCGAATAGGAGGAATCATGGCAAACAGTGAACCGGATGGAGTAAAAATCAGCTCATTTGATTACTCTCAGGACATTGATTACTCTGATTCCGTAACCGGATTGAAGGGTAACAATAATTCAAACTTCACATTCGCTTTGGTGTTATCGTGGATAAGAAGCAGCCTGTTGAACATCTTCTTGCCAAGAACTATGAAAGGAGCAGCAAGCGGTATTGCTGAACTAGATGCAAACGGCAAAGTACCAGCAGGACAGCTACCAACAATTCAAGCATCCGCAGACCACGTAAGCTATGAAAACACATCATCCGGGCTTGATTCGACAAATGTACAGTATGCCATTGACGAAATCTTGTCGTTAATACCGACAAGTGCTGCTGATGTGGGGCTGGGGAACGTGGCGAACGAGCGGCAGTACAGCGCAAATAACCCGCCGCCCTACCCTGTGACCAGCGTCAACGGGGAGACGGGGGCGGTGGTGCTGGATTATCCGGCCATCTACAGGGACACAACGGCGGCATGGAACGCGCAGATAACGCTGGTGGCGGAAGCAGGCTCGATTTACGTTTACACGGACTACGCTTCGGCGACGGTGGACGGGCAGACCGTTCCGGTGCCGGGCATAAAAATCGGGGACGGCACCAGCTACCTGATCGACATGGCGTTTGCGGCGCAGGATATCGCCCAGGCGCTGGCGGCCCACGCCGCGGACACCACGATACACGTAACGGCGGCGGAAAAACAGGCGTGGAACAACAAGGTTTCCGTGTCCGTGGACGGGGAAGACCTGGCTTTCAGCACCACGCAATAAAGGAGGAAAAATCATGGCGGACATTTCATCGGTTACGCTGCCCAGCGGCACCACCTACAACCTCAAGGACGCGGCGGCGCGTTCGGATATCGCCAGCATCCAGCAGGCAATCGCGGGCGGGCTCAAGTTCCTTGGGGAGACCACCACCGCCCTGACAGACGGCGCGACCACCAATCCCATCACCGTCAACGGCGAGAGCGTTACGGCGGTGGCGGGGAATCTGGTCCTGTACGGAGACAAGGAATTCCTGTTCGACGGAACGAAGTGGATCGAGATGGGCGACCTCAGCCTGCTCGGGGCGCTTGCCTATAAAAACAGCGCCAGCGGGAGCTTTACGCCCAGCGGCTCCGTTTCCGCGCCATCCATCAGCGTGGCTTCCGCCGGGTCCACAACCACGGTAAACAGCATTACGGACGTCGGTACGGCGCCCGCCTGGACGGCCACCGTCGCCAACGAAACGCTGACCATCGGATGGAGCGCGGGAACGCTGCCGACAAAAGGGACGGACACGACGGTAAAGACCGGGGACGCTTCCTATTCGGCGTCGCAGCCCAGCTTTACCGGGACCGCCGGAACGGTGACGGTGAGCTGATATGGCGGATATCAGCAAAATCGTCCTCCCCGGCGGAGGAACGTATGACCTGAAAGACGCGGGCGCACGGGCGGCCATCCCGGCGGCCTACGCATCGAATCCGGCGATGGACGGGACGGCTTCGCCGGGGAGCAGCGGGGATTATGCGCGGGGGGACCATGTGCATCCCAGCGATACCGGTAAGGCCAATCAGGCCCAGCTTGCCACGGTGGAGACCGGATCGACGGCAAGCGCAAACTACAGCAAGGGCGCGTACTTTTGCCGGAACGGATCGTTATATCGGGTGACGGAGGATATTGCGAGCGGAGCTTCCTTTACCTCGTCCAACTGCACGGCGGTGACGGTTGGCGCAGAGCTGGTGAATCTCAAAAAGTACAGCTCCGATGACAAGGGTCGCGTCAGAGGCGCTTCCGTCGACGTGGACATTTCCGCTTATCGGGCATCGGGCGCGTTTGCGTTTTTAGTCGTTACAAGAGGGTGGGCCACAGCCACCAGCGCTTCATCCATCTACCTCGTCCACGGCATCCAAACCAGCAGTTATGTGGGCGTGGCGCAAATACTCAAGGAACAGTACGGCGCAGCGGTAACGAAGAAAGACGCGGCGACCGTCACGCTCACCTGGGGCACGTCAGACGGCGGATATTATGCAATCCTGCCGATCATCAAACATAGTTAACAAAATTAAAGGAGGACGCAATGACATACGCAATCATCAAAGTCACCGACGGAAATTACGCCGTTCACGCCGAAGGAATCACCAGCGTCCAGAGCGCGAAGATCACCTTTCACAACCTCTGCGCGGCCCTGTGGAACGAGCCAAGCGTGGAAAGGGCCATGGTCATGATCGCCGACGAAAACCTGGACGCGGTAGAGGGGTCTAAGGAGTTTATCACCCATCCCGTGGAGGCCGGGGCATGAGCCTCAGGAAAGTGATCGAGATCGCCCGTGGGGAGCTGGGGTATACCGAAGCCCCGGCGAACAGCAACCGGACGAAGTATTGGGAAGCCTATGACCCGAAGATGCAGGGGCAGCCCTGGTGCGTGGCATTTTTGTGGTGGTGCTTTGACAAGGCCGGGGAGCGGATGGCGTTCTTCGGCGGGGGAAAAACGGCCTCCTGCGGGACGCTGCTGCGGTGGTACCGGGAGCAGGGGCTGACGGTGCCGGTGGAAAATGTGCAGGCGGGGGATATCGTGCTGCTGAACTTCCACGGGACGAAGGACACGGAGCATTGCGGGTTGGTGGAGCTTGTTCTTCCCGGAGGCTGGGCTGTTGGTATTCGCACCATCGAGGGGAACACCACGCCGGGAGAAGAGGGCAGCCAGGACAACGGCGGCTGTGTGGCGCTGAAAACCCGCTACCCATCGCAGATCGTTGCCGTCTGCCGCCCTCAGTATCAGCCGGAGCCGGTCATCGTGGACGATATCACAGGGCACTGGGCGGAGGATGCGATCCGCTGGTGCATCGCCCATGAGCTGATGACCGGATATGAGGACGGGACATGGAAGCCGGAGCGGCCCGTCACACGCGCCGAGATGTCGACGGTGCTGCGGAGGCTTTATGCCGAAAATAAGTGACGTAAACGCGATAAAAGCTGCTGAAACGCTGGTGGAATTTTGCAATCAGCAGAAGGCTTGCCAAAACTGCATTTTTAGGCTGTACGGCGCAGAGGTGTGGAAGTGTAATATCAATGCGTATGACCTGCGTGAAGCCGTGGCGGCTAAAGCATTAAAATCGAGACACCAGGGATATATTTGAGGAGGAATCGCAATGAAGAATTTCGTGAAAGCTGCCGCCATTCGTGCGGTGAGGACTATCGCTCAGACGGCGGTTGCCATGATCGGCACATCCGCTGTACTGGAAGAAGTCAACTGGTGGGCCGTGCTGTCCGCGTCCGTACTGGCTGGCATCCTGTCCATCCTGACGAGTGTGGCGACGGGATTGCCTGAAGCTCCGAAGGGGGGCTCGACGAATGGCGATTGATGATGCCGACATTGCGCGGCTGAAAGAGATTTTCGTCACCCGCGAAAAATGCGATGACCGCTCGGAAGCCATTGACAAACGCCTGTCTTCGGGTGATACTAAGTTTGCTCTTATCGAGCAGCAGCTTACCGTGATTAGCTGGGTCAGCAAGACCACTCTCGGAGCCGTCATTGTTGCGATTGTCGGTGCGCTGCTATCTCTTATTTTCAAGTGAGGATGTTATAATGCCAGATTGCGAAACGTGCAAAGAGAAGCAAAGAATGATCGAGCCTATCCCGTTTATCGCCCATGAATCCGCTATGGCGCGGATGGAGCGGACAATTAAGCGGCTGTGGATTCTGCTCATGATCCTGGTGGTGTTGCTCGTTGGAAGTAACGTCGCATGGATCATTTACGAAAGCCAGTGGGAAGTGTACGAGACAACCGAAGTCACTCAGGAAAACGAGAACGGCTACAACTCGTACATCGGCAATGATGGAGACATATACAATGGCAAAGCAGACGGTTAAAACCACAAAAGGCAGACGCAGGAAGACCGGTGGCAGCTCCGGCTACAGGCAGTGCAACATGTGTCATGGAACCGGAAGAGTCAAAGTCAAAAGCAGCAAAAACGGCGGTAGATGATATGCTTTGTGATGGACTGGAACTGAGTGCATTGATTGACCGCTACGTAAACGGAAGAAAAGCGGAGCGCAATAGGGCGATACTCAAAGCGGTTTACCTCAAAGGCCTCACCTACGAAGAGGCAGCGGAGTTGTGCGAAGTATCTGCGGTACACGTTAGCCGCATTGTCCATCGGTACGGAGACCCCATCCTACTTATGATGAAAAAATGATATAAAAGTGATCGAAAAGAGCTTTGCTCGCGTTATGGCGGGCAAGGCTCTTTTTTTATACGATTTTTCCAGAAACGGCAAAAAGCGAAGGGAGAATTGCCGGTATGGACTACCTGGAAATCATGGACATTTGTGGTTTTGACCTCGAACGCGCTGACCGCATGGCCCGTGAATTGTACGACATCGACGAGACCGTAAAGGAGATAAAAAGCCATGGCGTGGATAGATTGGAATTTAAATCCAACGGGGCGCAGGGTTGGCGACTGCGCGGTGAGAGCGGTTGCGAAGGCGCTTGATACCGATTGGGAGACTGCGTACATCAAGATAGCCGCAGCCGGTTACGCAATGGGAGACATGCCAAGCAGCGACAGCGTGTGGGGCGCTGTGTTAAGGCAGAACGGGTATTACAGGCAGGCGGTACCGAACACCTGTCCGGACTGCTACACGGTAGCAGACTTCGCCAGGGAGTACCCCAGGGGCAAATATGTCCTGGCGCTTGGCGGGCACGTCGTTACGGTGGAGGATGGAGATTGGTACGACACATGGGACAGCGGAGGTCAGTCCCCGCAGTTCTATTGGTACAGGAAGGAGGAGTGAGCCGTGGCATACGGAAACGGATTCCCGGCGACATATCAGCAGCA